TTGGTCCAACAGGCCCACAAGGTCCAATTGGACCAGGAGGTCCGGGCGGTCCAGGTGGACCAATCGGCCCCATAGGCCCCATCGGTCCAATTGGTCCTATTGGTCCAACAGGCCCACAAGGTCCAATAGGACCAGGAGGTCCAGGTGGTCCAATCGGTCCTATTGGGCCCATCGGCCCCATCGGTCCAATAGGTCCTACTGGTCCACAAGGTCCAATAGGACCAATAGGACCAATAGGACCAGGTGGACCAATAGGTCCAATTGGTCCCATAGGACCAACAGGCCCACAAGGTCCAATAGGACCGATTGGACCAATAGGACCAGGAGGTCCGGGCGGTCCAGGTGGTCCAGGTGGTCCTATTGGGCCCATTGGTCCAATTGGTCCAGTAGGCACTCTAACTGCTCAGAAAAACTTTGTCGTTACAGATACTAATGTACTTGGAGCATCTGCTTGCTGGAACACATTAATTGGGCAAGGTGCAGGATGCGCGCTTTCATCAGGTGATGGAAATGTTTTTATAGGAAAACAAGCAGGAAGATATAATAACGGGCAAGAAAATGTATTTTTAGGTTCATATGCTGGTTACAAATACACAGGAAATTATAATATAGCTTTTGGAATTGCAAGTGCTATATGTGCTCAAGGAGCAAATCATAATGTAACTATGGGGTGTAGTGCAGGTAGATATCTTACAACAGGTAGTTATAATATTTTCATAGGGAGATTGTCTGGTTTTTATAGTTCAATTGGAACCAGTAATGTTTTTATAGGTGATCAGGCAGGTTTCTGCGCCGGAAATTCTGCTGTAAAAACTAATAATGTTTTTATAGGTAGAAGGGCAGGATACGCAGGAGCCGGCCGACAATCTATTTTCATAGGGCAATATTCGGGAGAATTTGGTGCAGGGTCATTACCAAATGCAATTGGAATAGGCAACCAAGCAATGAGGCGTACTCAAGGTACTGCCGCTATTGCCATAGGACATTATGCTGGTGGTTGCTGTTCAGGAACTTGCGTAATTTCAATTGGTGCAAATGCTGGCATGTATAATGGTGGGCTAGGTAACGTGAATATTGGGCATTGTGCTGGTTGGTGCGCTTCATCCGGATTAAATGTAATGGTTGGTTATTTGACCGGGCTAATCAACACCGCAGCATGTAATAATTTTTTTGGTTACAACACAGGAAGATTTAACACAACAGGAACTATTAATTCTTTTTTTGGCACATTTGCAGGTTACAATAATGCTTCGGGCTCTTGCAACACCGCATTTGGTTCATTTGCGGGTTGCAATATGTCTACCGGCTCGAATGTAACCACAATTGGATACGACGCGCAACCAAGTTCTGGAACAGTATCAAACGAAGTTACAATAGGAAATGGTGCAGTTACAAGCACAAGATTGAGGGGGCTAGTTGCAACAGGCAGTGCAATTTTAGAAACTTTTGTTACAGTTGGCGCGGCGACCGGAACAATAAATTATGATGTGTTTTCCCAGAGTGTTTATTGGTCAAATTCAAACGCTACAGGAAACTGGACTTTAAACATAAGAGGAAATTCTACCACATCACTTAATAGCGTATTAGCCGTAAATCAAAGCATTTCTATCGCATTTATAGCACAACAAGGTGCAACAGCATATTATCAAACAGGTTTTCAAATAGACGGGTCGGCGGTAACTCCAAAATGGCAAACAGGTGTGGCACCTGCCAGCGGAAATGCAAACTCAAATGATATGTATGTCATCACGATCTTAAAAACTGGATCGGCAGCGTATACTGTATTTGAAACACAGACTAAATTTGGATTATAATCATGCCATCATTTGGTAATTTTTCCTCACGAGGGCTAGGGCAAGCAATTTTAATGTATAGATTGCAACTTGGCACCAAAGCTCCAACTTTAGGTGCAAGTGGAGCAAGTTGGACGCCTTCTGGTTGGACAAGTCTTCAAAACGCATCTGTTGATGATAGTTTTGTTAGTGTTACAATTCCTTCATTTGTCATGGGTAGTGCATCTTTTACAACAGCATATATTGGATCCAATACATATATAACTTTTAGTAGCGGATCTACTGTCTTTAGCGGTTTAAATGGGGGCAATCCAGTATTAAACAAAATTCATTTAGGTGCAGCCGATAATTCATATCAACGAGTTGCTTATAGAAATTCTCCACGTTCTGGTGCATATACTAGAATACGTTACGAAGGTACCGCTTCCACGAGTGGAACCGCAGGATCACCAAATATTGTATATGAAGCAACATTTTTTAATATAGCGGACACTGGAGGAATATCAGTTGTAGAAGTATTATTTGGAACTCATGGTCGTACAAGTGGTGCAGCAGGTATAGCCGGTTTCAATTCATATTACGCAACACCTTCACCTGCTGGATTTTATTCTGCAAATCAAAGTTACGTTTTCATGGCAAATAACACATCAGGTACGTCTTGGACAATATATACTGGTTATTACTTAGCAGGGACGGATTATTAAAATGTATGCAAAAATTTTAAACAATGCGGTTGTAAAATACCCCTTCACTTTAGTTGAATTAGAACAAGAAAATCCATATACGAAATATAATATGGATGTGGATTTGATTGATATCTATCCGAAAACAGAAACAGGAACAAGAGAAAATTCTTTTTTGGTTGAAGTGCATTCTTCAACACCTCCGTCTTTTAATCCTGCATTGGAAAAAATAGTCGAATCGAATCCAGTCCTAAGCAATGGGCAATGGGTACAAAATTGGGTCATTGAACAGTTAACAGAGGAAGAAAGGCTTCAAGCAGAAGAAGAAAAATCTTCCGAAATTAGAAAACAAAGAAACGAACTTCTATCTGATACTGATTGGACACAATTGAATGATGTTTCTTCAACCGTATCTCAACAATATGCGAATTATAGACAAGCATTAAGAGATATGCCACAACAATCAGGATTTCCTTGGAACATTACATGGCCAAATGTGACATGATAAATATTATTTTTATGAAGGTGAATTATGAAACGTATATTAATTGCTACACCATGTCTTTATGGTAAAGTTGACGCATATTATGTACACAGTTTATGCGAATCAATTAAACTAGGGCTTAAACACTCCTTAGCCATCAATGCAATTTTTCTCGCAGAAGAAAGTATACTCACAATTGCAAGAAATGAACTTATCAATTTAGCATATCGAGATGAATATGATGCTATGGTCTTTATTGATGATGATGAACTTTGGGCTCCAGAAGCATTGATTGAAATTATTCTTTCAGAAAAGGATGTGGTTGGAGTTCCTGTTGTAAATAAAGGCGATGCTAAAGTAGAATATAATGTTTCTTATGATAAAAATAAAGTGTATAAAGATAAAGATGATGAGTATATCAAAGTCAGAAGTGTTGGTACAGGTTTCCTAAAATTATCCAGAAAAGTCATCGTTGATCTGTGTGAATCAAATTCGGAAATTATTTTCAGAAACAAAAAATTAAAAAATGTATTTGAATTTAATTATATAAACGGTGCATTTATAGGTGAAGATATAATGCTATGTCGAAAACTACATGAATTGGGGTATGGTATATGGATTAATCCAAAACATACCGTTTCACATATGGGTGTAAAAATGTATAAAGGTGACTTTCAAAAAAATATTTAATCATGAAAAATAAAATTGATGTTGTTATACCAACAATGTGGGCATATGAGCCTTTTCCTAAAATTTTAGAAAAATATTCAAAGTTTGAATCTATCAATAATATTTTTTTAATTGACAATTCACTACATTCAAAAAATAAAAAAACAATCAAACATATTGACAAAGTTGTTGAGATTTGCTATGGTAGAAACATTTATGTGAATTCAGCATGGAATGAAGGCTATCATAGATCAAAGGCTGATATACTGTGTCTGCTTAATGATGATATTTCAGTTGATGAAAGTATATTTGATAAAATGTCAGAGTTAGATTTCTCTGAAATAGATGTTATTGGAGTACATCTAAAAGGTAGTATTGATAATTATCATATTGTCGAACATGAAACTATTGAGGATGAATTGATAAAACTTAATGTTGATAAAACAAAAGCAATCGGTGGGCAAAGTTATGCTTTTGGTGTCTGCATGTTCATCAAACGTTCCTCTTATAGAGTTATACCAAGTTTATATAAAATTTGGTATGGAGATGACTACTTAATTCAAAAATGTAAAAACATTTATGCTTTGAAAACCAGCAAAATAAAAGGAGAAATTTCAAAAACTATCACTGCATTCGATAAAGACAGTGACATACAAAAACGAATAGAACTGGATTCAAAAAATGCATACAAGTTTTTTTACCCTGCAAAAAATTGGGATTTAGTACAGAGCTATGCATTGAAAGAACAAAAAACTATACCATTTTTAGAAAGAAGGAAATATTGATTATGAAATATAGTATTTTTCATTTGCAAGGTGGAATTGGAAAGCATATCGCAGCAACGGCCGTTGCGAAAACAATTAAAAATAATCATCCTGATAGGAAATTAATTGTTGTCTGCGCCTACCCAGAAATTTTTATTAATCTAAATTTTGTTGATAGAGTTTTTACATTAGGAAATACAAGTTATTTTTATCAAGAATATATTCAGGATAAAGACTCAATCATCTTTCATCATGAGCCATACTACACCACTAATCACATTCATAAAAGAAAAAAACTTATACCAAACTGGTGTGAAATGTATGGTTTGAATTACAATAATGAATGGCCAGAACTGAAGTTCAATAAATTGCAATATGATTTATCTAAAAGGCATTGGCTAAGAAAAAAACCCATCATGTTAATTCATACCAATGGCGGTATGATGACAATTGATGCAAAATCATATGCATGGACAAGAGATATGCCAGAAAGCATAGCTCAAGAACTGGTCGATCACTATAAAAAAGATTATCATATCTATCAAATTACTAAATTGAATTCACCAAAATTAAACGGTGCTGAACATATTTTTGCCACTCAACAACAATCATTGACACTGATGGAACTGTTTAGTTTAATACTACACAGTAAAAAAAGAATCTTTATTGATTCTTGTATGCAACATGCAGCAGCCGCAATGAAAAGGAAATCAACAGTTCTTTGGAATGGCACCAGCCCTAAAGTTTTTGGATATGATGTACATGACAATATAAGCACAGAAATTCCATACGACTTCAAATTACCAGGAAGTTATCTTTTTGATTTCGACTTTAATGGTAATGAATTAGAATATCCGTTTACTGATGATGTTAAATTATTCGATATAAATAAAATCATCGAGTCTGTTGATAAACAATAGAGGTAAAAAAATGAGCGCAATTGAAAGAAAATATTATTTTATGTCTGGATTACCAAGATCGGGAAGCACTTTGCTTTCGTCATTGTTAAATCAGAATCCTAGATTTCATTCTGGGCCTAGTTCTCCTGTGGTTCCAACAATTTTAGCTTTGGAAAATTCTTTGTCTCAAGATGAATTATACCTTGCATATCCTAAACCAGAACAGGCAAGAAGACTTATCGCAAGTGTTTTACAAATCTATTATTCAGATGTAGAAAGACCTGTAATTTTTGATAAAAACAGGTCATGGGTTGACAGAATGAATTATATTGAAGGGTATTTTGGTATTCAACCAAAAATTTTATACCCAGTTAGAAACATCGACGAAATTTTAGCCTCATTTATTTCTATGTATCGCCGTAATCCATACACAGGAGAAGGTAAAATATCTTTTATGGATGAAATGTTGATTAAAAGTAATCAACCACTAAATGATGATTCTCGTTGTCAAATGCTTGCCGGTCCAATGGGTATTCTTGGGCAAAGTTACAATGGCTTAAAAACAGTTTTTGAGCAGGGAAAACAAAACTCAATTCATCTTATTGAGTATGATGAATTGATTAATCAACCAAAAGAAACTATGGAAAAAATATATGACTTCTTAGAAGAAAAATATTTTGAACATGATTATCAGAACATAGAAAATCTGCACAGAGAAAGAGACAAAGAAGTATATGGGCTTGCTGATATGCATGAAGTTAGAAAATCTCTAGGTAAGTCCTCATTAGATCCTAAAGAATTATTATCAGAAAATATTTTAAACTTATGTAAAGGTGTTGAATTCTGGAGGGACGTGAAAGAATTTGATCCCGCAGAACACGAAGAAGATGAAAACGAAATTAATTTCTTAAACAGTAACTTTGACAACAACGAAAAAATAATAGGAGCATAACATGACTTTAGAGGAAGAAGTGGAACAAAGAGAAGCACACATCAAATCCATAGAAGGAATTAGAGAAACTATACTACGAGCAAAAGATTCAGTGTGGGTTATCAATAATGAAATTGATAAAAAAAATAATTCAGCAGATGGAAAATTAACTAAAGAAGGAAAGGGCAACGTTGAAAGAAATGTTGGGCATCTAGAAATTATTTTGGCCACCCAATATATTGCTGAGTCGGGAGAGGACCTTTCTGAATTACAAGCAGCGGTCGTAACAGGAAAGGCATTACTTGCAGAAGAAACGGAATAATTATGAAAAAGATTTTGATTATGGGTCTTCCTGGTTCAGGTAAGACATACTTTGCAGAAAGATTGAAAAAATACTTGGAAGAAAATAGTAATTTACATAATGCTCCAGACGGTGCACTATCGAATTATGAAACCGTTCCAATGCACTGGAAGGCAAAAGTAGATTGGTTCAATGCAGACGAGGTAAGAAAACGTTATAATGATTGGGATTTTAGCCATGAAGGTAGAATTAGGCAAAGCCTGAGAATGGCAGAGTTTGCTTTAAAGTGTAAAGGTGACTATGTAATCTGTGACTTTGTTGCACCTTTAGTTGAGATGAGAAACAACTTTAAAGCCGATTGGACAATCTGGATGGACACCATAGATGCAGGGCGGTTTGAGGATACTAATAAGGTATTCGTATCTCCTGAAGTATATGATTTCCGAATAAACGAAATGAATGCTGAAAAATGGGTTTCTTTTGTTGGTGAACATATACTAGAAAATAAAAGGCGTCCAAACTTTGACTGGAAAAAAGAAACAGTACAGATGCTAGGTAGATGGCAACCATGGCATGCTGGGCACCGTGCGCTTTTTGAACGTGCCATACAGAAAACTGGGCAAGTTGTCATTCAAATTCGTGATTGCCAAGGGTGGCAAGGTACTAATCCATTTGCTATCGAGCAGGTTAAAAACTACATTCGAAAAGATTTAGACTTGCAATACCAAGGAATGTATACGATTCAAGTTGTTCCAAATATCGTAAATATTACTTATGGAAGAGATGTTGGTTATAAAATTGAGCAAGAAGTGTTTGAACAATCTATACATGATATCAGTGCAACAAAAATTAGAAAAGGAATGGGTTTCGATAAATAATCCATTATATCCTAAAAGGGCAGAAAAATGCCAGCAGTAACTAATAGAAACACATTTAAAGACTATTGTTTACGCAGACTGGGATTTCCTACCATTGAGATAAACGTTGATGATGATCAGGTAGAAGATCGTATCGATGACGCTTTACAATATTGGCAAGATTACCACTTTGATGCTTTACAGAAGGTTTATTATATTCGTGCATTAAATGCTACGGATATGACAAACAAATATATAAATTTAAGCCCTTCTGTAACGCTAGACACAAGTGGTAACTCAGTTAATATTATTGGCGTTACTCGTGTATTTCCAATCTCAGACTCAATCAACCAAAACAATATGTTCGACCTCAGATACCAATTACGTCTGAACGAACTGTATGATTTTACGTCTGCATCCTATATCAATTATACTTTGACAATGCAGCACCTCCGTTCATTGGAACTTCTATTTACGGGTGAAGTTCCAATACGATTCCAACGTCATATGCACCGTTTGTACTGTGACTGGGGATGGGGATCCGCTGTTCAACAAGGTACAGTTGTTATCGCAGAATGTTTTGCTCTCATTAAACCTGAAGATTACATCTCTGTATGGAATGACCGTTGGCTAAAAGAATATGCCACCTCATTAATCAAAAGGAACTGGGGTAGTAACCTTAAAAAGTTTGCAGGAGTTCAATTGCCCGGAGGAGTAATGCTCAATGGGCAGGTAATTTATGATGAAGCCGTCGAAGAAATAAAGGGCTTAGAACAAGAAATGCAAAGCAAATATGAACTTCCAGTGGACTTTTATCTAAACTAATGGCTACCAATCTATATTTTAATAACTTTAATTCAAGCCCAGAACAAAGACTTGTTGAGGACTTGATGATCGAAACCATTAAAATTAATGGTGTCGATTGCTATTACATTCCAAACATAAATGAAGCGGCTAGGGATCTTCTTTATGGTGAAGATCCACTTAAAAAATTTACTGCTGCTTATCCGCTTGAACTCTATATTACAAATGTAGACGGTTACGAAGGCGAAAGAGAGTTCTTCTCGAAATTTGGTTTAGAAATTCGTAACAACATGTCGGTAATTATATCAAAAAGATCATTTGCTCGTTGGGTTCCACAGACATATCACCGCCCAAGAGAGGGTGATTTAATTTACATACCCTTCTTTGCTCAGACTGGTGAAATGTATGAGATTAAATATGTGAATTTCTCAGAAGCATTCTATGTTTTGGGTAACAAGTATCCATATTTCTATAAACTTGAACTAGAGAAATTCAAATACTCACAAGAAACTATCGATGTTGGCATTCCAATTATCGATGAATTGGTTTATCAGGATGCTTACTCAATAGAATTAACAATAAACAAAGCAACTGGCAACGGAAACTTTATACGTGGCGAATCTATACATAACACATCGAATACAGTGTACGGAACTGTGACAGATTGGAATGCAAACACAGGCATTATAAAAGTAACCGATCTGTATGGAACTTTTGCTAACAGTATGCTTCTGCGTGGAAATACAAGTAATGCTTCCTACACAACGACAGCAGCACCAGATGAATTAAAAGATAATCAAATACGAGAAATGTACGATAACAAAGTAATTCAAAACGAAGCTGATGTTATCATAGACACAACAGAAACAAATCCTTTTGGTAGAATATCATGACTACAAACTATTCTTACCATAGAATTATCAGAAAGATAATTGTAGCTTTCGGTGATATGTTCAATAGCGTTAAAATTGGAAGATATGACGCTAATGGCAATGAGCTTGAAAAATTTCTTGTTCCTTTGTTATACGGTGGTAAAGAAAAATATGTCTCCCGTTTAGAAGGTGATCCAGAACTCGACAAAAAGGTTCAGATTACTCTTCCAGTTATGTCTTACGAAATGACAAACATGTCATATGATGCAGGAAGAAAACTGAATTCGAATTTCAAAAATATCGGATCAAGTTATTCGCAAAATGCGGCTTTAGCAGTTTATAATCCAGTGCCATTTGATTTCGATTTTTCTCTTTTTGCTTATGTTCGTAACTTTGAAGATGGTGCTCAAATCATGGAAAAAATTCTTCCATATTTTACACCAGATTATACAATAAATGTAAATTTAATACCAGAATTAGGTATAATTAAACAACTTCCAATCGTACTAAAGAGTGTATCACACGAAAATGATTATGAAGGTGCTTATGATTCAGATGTTAGAAGAATAATTTGGACTTTAAACTTTACGGTTAAGGGTTACATATATGGTCCGATATCTGAACCAAAGATTATTAGAACTTCAATTACGAATATATTAGATGACAATACATTGAATCAAGAAAGTGTCGTAGGTATAACCATGAATTCTGGAGGGTTTGGTAATTACCAACTATCGGAAACAGTATATCAAGGTTACTCGTTTGAAACATCGACAGCTAGTGCAGCCGTAACTAATTGGAATTCCACAACTAAAACTTTGACGATTGGTAAACCGACAGGGCATTTTATTAGTGGGCAGAACGTCATTGGATTAACCACGCACTCAACTTGGACAGCCAATACATTCAGTATAAATCCATCGGATCTTGTAACTATCACCATAACACCAAATCCTTCCAATGTTATTCTTCCAAATAACTATACATATACAACCGTAATAACTGAATTTCCAAATACATAAATGTCAAACTTTGAAAAAAATATGGCTGAAATTTTTGATGTAGTGCCAGTCGAAAAACCAAATTTACCAGTCGCAAAACAAACACCAAGCACAGAAGGTTTGGAAATAGACCTAGATGCCGACTATCTAGAATCCAGACAAACATACAAAGAGCTTATTGAAAAGGGCAATCAAGCTATTGACCACCTCCTTGCAATCGCATCAGAGACAGAACACCCAAGAGCATTTGAAGTTGTAGCCACACTCATTAAAAACACCACTGAGGCAAACGAAAAACTTCTAACTATGCAGAAAATGATGCGAGAAATGAAAGGTATGAAATCTAATGATCAAAATAAGGTTTCTGTAGATAAAGCTATATTCATCGGATCGACTGCTGAACTGTCAAAACTGATAAAAGGTAAGAAATCTCTTGATGAATAAAGATTCTTATAGAGATAATCCTCTACTAAAACGTGCAGGAGTACAGCACAATTATACAGAAGAAGAGATTAAAGAATATATTACGTGTTCGAAAGATCCCGTTTACTTTGCGGAAAAATATATCAAAATCGTGAACGTTGATAAAGGTTTGATACCGTTTGATATGTGGCCGTTTCAAAAAGATATGATTCGGTTGTTTCATGAAAACAGATTTGTAATTACAAAATGCCCCCGACAGGTCGGTAAAACAACCACATCAGTAGGTTACCTTCTTTGGCTAACACTCTTTTCTGATTCTCAAAACATTGCCGTTCTTGCAAATAAAGGTTCTTTAGCTAGAGACATTCTATCCAAGTATCAACTTGCGTATGAGAATTTACCTATGTGGTTGCAACAAGGTGTTGTGACCTGGAACAAAGGTAACGTCGAACTGGAAAACGGTTCAAAGATTATTGCTGCTTCAACCTCATCTTCTGCCATTCGAGGTGGAGCTTTCAACGTGGTTTTCTTGGACGAATTTGCGTTCGTTCCAGCCAATATTGCAAACGAATTCTTCAACTCTGTTTACCCTGTTATTTCGTCTGGTAAATCCACAAAAATCATTATAGTTTCCACACCAAACGGTATGAATCTGTTCTACAAGCTTTGGATGGATGCTATAGGCAAGAAAAACGGATACAAACCTTTCCAAATTCATTGGTCCATGGTGCCAGGTAGAGATGAAAAATGGAGAGAAGAAACAATCAAGAACACGTCCGAAGAACAATTTAGACAAGAGTTTGAATGTGAATTCTTAGGTTCAACAAATACACTAATCTCTGGCTCAAAACTTGCGCAACTTGTGTATAGTGAGCCAGTTATTCGGCATGAATTGCTTCATATCTATGAGCCTCCAGTCAAAGGTGATGATGAAAAAACAAAAGATCATATATATGCTATATGCGTAGACCCTTCAGAGGGTAATAATCTAGACGATTCTGCATTTTCTGTCTTCGATATTTCAACGGTACCATATAAGCAAGTAGCAAAATACAACAGTTCTTCTATTTCACCTCTTCTCTTCCCCACGGTAATCTACAATACAGCAAAACTATATAATGATGCATATGTTTTAGTGGAGATTAACAATACTCCTCAAATAGCAGACACGTTACATCGTGATTTTGAATATGAAAATGTTGTAAAAGTTGAAACAGGAAATAAAAAAGCACAATCAATTGGTACGGGTTTTGGTAGAGGTGTACAACTTGGTGTGAAAATGTCTGCGCAGGTGAAAAGAATTGGTTGTTCAAATTTGAAAACACTGATTGAATCCAATAAATTAATCATACAAGACTTTGACACGATCTCGCAATTAACAACATTTGTTTCGGCTCATAACAGTTTTAGAGCAGAAGAAGGTTCGAATGATGATATTGTTATGACACTCGTTATGTTTGCATGGATGACCACTCAGCAATATTTCAAAGAAATCGTAAATCATGATTTAAGAAAACAGATGCAATTGGAAATGATGAATCAAAAGGACGAAGAAATACCCTCCTTTGGTTTATATGATGACGGAAAACAAGAAAAATACATCGTTGAAGGTGGTGATGTATGGCTAGTAAAGGAAGAAGAATCACTATTTAGATTCTGACTCTAAAATCACCATTTCATAAATATACCATAGGTTAAATTGCCAAAGCAAGATCATATAACAAGGAGATAAAAATGGCATTTCAGATTTCTCCAGGCGTAAACGTTTCCGAGGTCGACCTAACTACAGTCGTACCTGCGGTTTCTACTACTGCTGGTGCTTTCGTTGGACCATTTCAATGGGGTCCAGTCAATAAAAGAACACTTGTTACAAGCGAATCTGCGCTTGTAAATACTTTCGGTAAGCCTGACGGAAACACAGCAACTTCTTTCTTTTCCGCAGCTAACTTTTTGGCATATGGAAACAATCTTCAAGTTGTTCGTGTGGCTAACACAGGTTCAAATAACGCCATCATTGCAGCCAATGTTTCTTTGCAAACTGCGAATTTGGATTCTCTGTTTTATCCAAATGCAAATAATGCTAATGCAGTAGCCAATCTACTTTCAAATCTTTATAGTTACATAACTACTTTAAACAATGAAGATGTTTACGATATAAATTATCAAACAGATTCATATTTGGCAACTTTTGCAGCAAGATATCCTGGTGTTTTAGGTAACAGCTTAAAAGTTGTAGTTTGGGATGCTAACGTTTCAACATCTCAAATTTATACTTCAAATACACAATTACCTTCTGATACTATTACTGGCGGAAATACACAAGCACTTCTTGCAAATACTAATACTGCTCCTCAAATATTTTCATCTTGGGCATATAAAAATTATTTCTCGGGTGCTCCGTCTACATCTTCGTACACTAGTGCAAGAAATGGAGCTAACGATCAGTTTCATATGGTTGTTCTTGATGAAGGTGGTATATTTACTGGGACTAAAGGTGCGATACTAGAAACTTTCCCCTTCTTATCAAAAGCAGTGGATTGTATTAATGATGATGGTTCTTCAGCATACTATAGAACAGTAATTAGAGATCAATCACGTTATATCTATGCTTTAGGTCCTATGGAAACTAGACCACAGGCTAACATTGCAAATGGTGTTACAGCGTTTTCTTCTAGCATCACCAACTGGGGCAATTCAGCCGCCGGCACAAGCTTTATTGGTGCCGCCATGGGCGCTGCCAATACTGGAGCAGCATTCTCATTCGCCGGCGGTAGATCACTAGCTGTTAACAACGGAACAAAACAATCGGGATATGATTTGTTTGATAATCCAGATGAAGTTGATATTTCATTAATTGTAACCGCTGATGCAAACACATCTGTACAACAAACTGCAATTGATTTAGCAGGTTCTAGAAAAGATTGTATAGCTTTTGTATCTCCAGAATATGTAAATGTTGTCAACACTGCAACGCCGGCAACCAGTATTGCCACTTGGGCAAGCACACTGTCAAGAGCATCAACTTATGCAGTCGCAGATTCGGGTTGGAAATATCAATTCGATAAGTACAATAATGTTTATCGTTGGATACCATTAAATGGTGACATTGCTGGTTTGTGTGCAAGAACGGATCAAACAAATGATCCTTGGTTCTCTCCTGCTGGTGTAAATCGTGGTGCAATTAAAAATGTCGTAAAACTGGCATGGAATCCAACACAAGCAGATCGTGATAATATTTACTCTATCGGTGTAAACCCTGTTGTATCCTTACCAGGGCAAGGCACCATTCTGTATGGCGATAAAACACTAACAACACAGCCCTCTGCTTTCAGTAGAATTAATGTTCGCCGCCTGTTTATTGTACTTGAAAAAGCAATTTCAACTGCTGCCAAATTCTCACTGTTTGAACTGAACGATGAATTTACTAGAGCGCAATTTGTAGCAATCGTTGAGCCATACTTACGTGACGTTAAAGGTCGCCGTGGTATTTACGATTATCGTGTTGTTTGCGATACAACTAATAATACTCCACAAGTAATTGACTCGAACCAGTTTGTTGGTGACATTTACATCAAGCCTGCTCGTTCTATCAACTATATTCAGTTGAACTTCATAGCAGTGCGTAGTGGTGTAAGCTTCAGTGAAATCGTCGGTTCTGTCTAATAAATAATAGGAAATAGGAGAAAACAATGGCTTTTAATGTAGCAGAGTTCAGAGCAAATCTTGTAGGAGATGGTGCTCGTCCAAATCTGTTCCAAGTCACAATGACTTTTCCAACATTTAGTACAGAGGCCGCATCTTCTGCACAAGCACTGACATTTTTATGTAAGAGCGCACAGTTGCCAGGTTCAACACTTGGCACTGTACCACTGTTCTACTTTGGGCGCGAATTGAAATTTGCTGGAAATAGAAATTTTGCTGACTGGACGATTACAATAATCAACGATGAAAACTTTAAAGTTCGTAAAGCTTTTGAATCTTGGATGAACGGTATTAATTCACATACAACTAATTTGAGAAACGGAGTTGCAGGAACACCAGCAGGTTATTCTGTCGATGCGAAAGTAAATCAGTATGATAAAGGTGGAAATATTATTAAAGCATATAACTTTGTAGGTGCATTCCCTGTTGACTTAGCACCAATTGATCTTGACTGGGGTTCGAATGATGCAATCGAAGAATTTTCGGTGACCCTAGCATATCAGTGGTGGGAATCGGATACTACTTCTTAATATAGAGGGGCTTATGCTCCTCATTATGTTTAATTTGAAAAGAAAGAGAAATCAATGGCTTTGAACTTGTTCGGCTTTCAAATCTCAAGACAAAAGACTGAAGTACAACAACAGTCTGAGAAAACTTTTGCCGTCCCATCTAATGAGGACGGTGCATTAACTATTTCTGCCGCAGCATATTATGGCACGTATGTTGATTTAGACGGTACAGCAAAAAACGAGGTCGAATTAATTTCTCGTTATCGAGAAATGGCAATGCAGCCAGAAATCGAATCGGCGATTGATGATATTGTCAACGAAGCAATTGTTCAAAACGACAATGGGCAATCGATTCGAATTATTATGGACGATCTAAAGCAACCAGACAGAATCAAAAAAGCCATCGAAGAAGAATTCAAAATTATATTAAGAGTATTGAATTATAATAACATGGCCACGGATATTTTCCGTAGATTCTATGTTGATGGTAGATTGTTCTATCACATCATTATAGACCAAGAAAATCCACAGTCTGGTATTAAAGCACTTAGATATATTGATCCAAGAAAAATACGAAAAGTTCGTGAAGTTAAAAAAGAAAAAGATAAATCAACAGCAGCGGATGTGGTAACAACTGTAAATGAATATTACATTTACAATGACAAAGTAGTTTCAGGCACTTCATCCAGTTATGGACCTGTAGGCGTTCGTATTGCAAAAGACTCTATCATCAATATCAATTCAGGATTGATGGATTCTCGTCGTGCAGTTGTGCTTTCATATCTTCATAAGGCAATCAAACCACTCAATCAGTTACGTATGATTGAAGATGCTACAGTAATTTACCGTATATCAAGAGCACCAGAACGTAGAATTTTCTATATCGATGTAGGCAATTTGCCTAAGTTAAAGGCTGAACAATACCTACGCGACATTATGGTCAAGTATAAAAATAAACTTGTCTATGATGCTCAGACAGGTGAGGTCCGTGATGATAGAAAATTCCTGTCAATGATGGAAGATTTCTGGTTACCTCGCCGAGAAGGCGGTAAAGGTACAGAAATTACAACATTACCTGGTGGGCAGAATCTAGGTGAACTAGAAGACGTTAAATACTTTGAAAAGAAATTGTACAAAGCATTAAATGTTCCAGTGTCACGTTTAGATCCAAATCAAACTGGGTTTTCACTTGGCAGAGTTGGTGAAATTACACGTGATGAAGTAAAGTTTTCAAAGTTTGTTGATCGCCAAAGACAAAAGTTTGCAGAAGTTTTCGATCAAGCACTGCGTGTGCAATGTGTACTAAAAGGTATTTGTACATCTGATGAGTTCGACGAATTTAAAGAGTACATATACTACGATTTCTTAAAAGACAATAATTTTGCCGAATTAAAAGAAGCAGAATTGGTAAGAGAACGTCTGTCACTTCTTGGTTCCGTAGACCCATATGTCGGGCGCTATTATTCGATGGAGTGGATACAAAGAAATGTATTGAGAATGACGGATGAAGATATCAAAGAAATGCGTGAACAAATTGATGATGAAAAAGAAGCAGGATTAATTTTAGATCCAATGCAAATAGCACAGCAGGGTCAAGCAGAATTAGCTGCTGATGCGGCCGATGCAAAAACTGGAAATGCTCCAACATCTCCTGCAATTTCAAATGCTTCACCAGTATCCGGAGATACAGCAGATAATAAACCAATAAAAGGTGATTTGAGTTTGAAAGAATCTCTCGCATTGCGTATGCTGAAAAGAGTGGTATAAATAATTTATATTTAATGGAGAAAAAATAATGCCAGATGAAAATATTCAAGCAGTGGTTGACAACGCTCTCGTCGATAACGCCACAGAAATGAGAGCTGCGTTTTATAATGCAATCAATGATAAAATTTTTGACGCTCTAGAACAACGTAAACAAGAGATGGCAAGAAACTTTATTTCTCAATATGATTCCGATAATGAAGAAGAATCAGAAGAACAAGAAGAAGATTCTGCTGAAGAAGGGCAAGAAGAACAAAATACGGAAGATTCAGAAGAAACGCAGCAATGAAAAGATTAAAAGACTTTCTTCAAACAAAGATTGACGAAGATGGTTCTCCTGATGTAGACGGAGATGGTTGGCTTTCACCATCAGAATTACATCAGCATTTAGATATTCAGAAAAGAGGAAAAGTCGATCTTGGTGATTATGCTGCGCATGTAATGTTTCATGCTCACCACCCAGAATACCTTGCACCATATGTCGCATCATTTAATGATGTGCAAAAAAGGCACGCTGAAGGTCAACACATGTGTGACCACGATCCGGTCTTCAAAAAATTAATCAACAAGGATTCTTTGGTTGCAACAAATTATCCTGTATATGAAGGAAGAGAAGCTGGGCATTCCGAGCAAGATCCTCCAGCGGTTTTAATTATGAGAAGAAAATCTATTCGTTTATTCCCGAATGGGCAAAAAGTTGCTTTGTATTACGTTGATAAAATTAACAAGTATGTCACTGTGCCATATGACGGTATTATGCAACTGTCTACCGAAGAAACGATATTAGATAAAATTAAAATTGTTGCAGAACAAAAACAAAAAATGGTTGTTGAACATTTAGATGGTTCAACATCCGAAATCACTCCAGAAATAGCAAACAATATAATGGCTGTTTATAAAAAAATCAATGAGGCAAACAAAGAAAAAATGGCCGATATGCTAGAAGCTAGTGCAAAACATTTTCAAACTATAGTTAAGTTTTCCAAGGAATAAAAATGGCAAACAAATTCTCATATCAAGTTTTAAAAGACGATACGCAACACGCCGTTATTAAACTTACGGCAGATTTCGATGGATCAGGGCAAGAAGATAATGTTGCAAGAATTAAAGCTAATTCTTTATATGGTGCATTGGCAACAAACGGATTCCCTGTTGCAAACGTCTGGGGCGGTTCTGCTAACACTACTCTATCGTATTACGGTTTAACCGTAAATAGAATTTGGTATGACACATACGGCACTGGTGGTACAGTTCAACTATATTGGTCAAACACAGAATTTCAAACAGCAAACAGTGGTGTGCCACTTTTCTTCTTACATGGAAATGGAGAATATGATGGCGAGGGCAATTGGATTACAGTAAAAAATACTTCAGTTGGAGAAAACAATAACGGTGATATAGGAATTTATACTAAAGGTCAAATTGCAAATTCTAGCTATAGCATTGTTATTGAACTGAGAAAAGATAATACTTATTATCAGCGCGGGCAATTTAATGATCCTGCTGCATTTAACTATGGTGCATTTTCACTTAAACCATAATGTCAATAATTAAAGAAAGAATTGAGCGTTTATTTGAAAAGAAGTTGCTCGAATTAAATGAGGGCAACGTACAAAAATTTGGTAGAACAAAATTAGTAAAAGTGAGAGTACGAGGCGGTAAGGTACAAAGAAGAAGAAAGTTTTCTAGCGTTCCAGGTTATACAATTAGAGGTGGCAGACTTGTTAGAATGTCACCTCAAGAAAGACGAAGAAGAAAGATGGGTGCTAGAAAAGCTAAGATTAAACGTAAAGGCAAATTAAACACAATTCTTCGTAAAAGAAGAATGTCACTTAGAAGAAGGGCGTCTTTGGGGGTAAGATGAAATTAATAAAAGAAATCACAGAATCGGTACAATACCTTACAGAAGAAAAGGACGGAAAGAAGTCACTTTTTATTGAAGGTCCTTTCCTTGTAGCCGAGAGACAAAATAAAAATAAACGCCTCTACGAATACAATACTTTGAAAAAAGAAGTAGATCGTTATACCCAAGAATATATCAATAAGAATCGAGCTTTTGGTGAATTAGGGCATCCTGATTCACCAACTATTAATCTGGATCGCGTATCACATATGGTTACCGGTTTGAGAGAAGATGGTACGCAATGGGTTGGTAAAGCAAAGATTCTCGATACACCAATGGGTAACATTGCAAGAAATCTAATCGAAGGTGGAGCTATGCTAGGAGTTTCATCAAGAGGTATGGGTTCTCTTAAAATGGTCAACGGTGTCAATGTTGTACAACCCGATTTTTATCTAGCCACAGCGGCAGATATTGTGGCCGACCCTTCTGCACCAGGTGCATTTGTGCAGGGAATTATGGAAGGCAAAGAATGGATGTTAGTAGAGGGTAAATGGACTGAAGTTCATCTTCAAGAGGCAACGAAAGAAATTCGTAAGGCTTCGAGAAAACAAATTGAACAAGTAAGTTTACAAATATTCGAAAACTTCATTAAAAAATTATAATATTATAAATATTCCACATATAACCAAGGAGATTTCCAAATGGGTAAGAAGTTCAATTTATCTGAAGCTGCCGCTGAAATTCTAAACAAAAGTATCAGCACAGCTAAAAAAGATGCGCCAGGCCGTCTGCCAACCTCAGTCGTTTCTGGTCAAAAAGAAGTAGGTGACATTGGCACCGAAGTTACAAAAACTACAGATGGTGGTCCAGATGCAACTAAAGGTGTTCCAACAGCAACACCTCCAGGTGCAACACCTCCAGTTGGTGCTGAGCCAATGAAAAAACTAAAAGGTCAACCTGCTGAACAAGGTTCCGTTGAAAGCCCAGAAGGAAAATCAGGGCGTCAAATGATGGACAAAAACAAAGGTGCCACATTTCAATCGTATGGTGGGCAGCACGAAGAAGTTGATGCTGATGAAGAAGATATGATTGAAGAAGAAAAAGAAGAAGGACATGAAGATGAGAAAGAAGATAAGAAGCTCATGAAAAAAATGGTCAAAAAAGATAGCATGAAAGAAGATATTGATGCGCTTATGCAAGGTGAAGACTTGTCTGAAGAATTCGTTCAAAAAGCAACAACAATTTTTGAAGCAGCGGTTATGTCTCGCGTACAGGAAATTGTTGAAGAAATGGAAACAGAATATGAAGAACAATTCGATTCTGCTCTTACCGAACTCAGAGAAGATTTTGCAACAAAGATTGATGACTATCTGAACTATATGGTTCAAGAATGGATGGAAGAAAATCAACTTGCCATCGAATCTGGGCTTCGTTCAGAAATCGTAGAAGACTTTATCGTTGGTCTACGCAACCTGTTTGCTGAACACTACATTGACATTCCAGAGGAAAAAGTTGATGCAGTGGAAGAACTTGCTGGTAAAGTTGAAGAATTGGAAGAAGAACTTAACGAACAGATTCAACGTTCTGTTGAGCTTTCCAAAACAATTAATGAATACAAAAAAATTCAGGCCGTGCAAGCAGTTTGCGAAGGCCTAACGCAGACTCAGGTAGAGAAACTTAAATCACTCGCAGAGAGTGTCGAGTTCACTTCTGAGGAAGATTTCACCGAAAAGCTTAATACGCTGAAAGAAGCATATGCTCCTTCAACAGTTAAAGCTGGTGAAAAGTCTGCCCTAGAAGAAGGCGTTGAAGTACCAGAAGACAAACCAACAAAGTTGTCATCTGACCCACTCGTAGACGCTGTAGCAAAAACAATCTCAAAATCGGTATTAAAATAAATAATACCATAATTAACACATAGGAGTATTTAAATGTACCTATCTGAAGAAATTCAATCAAAATGGAAACCAGTTCTTGAGCATCCAGAGCTGGAAGCAATTAAGGATCCATATCGTAAAGCCGTCACTGCAATGGTTCTTGAGAACCAGTCACAGGCAATGGCATCTGATCGCGCTCAAATGGGCATGCTTACAGAAACAACAAGCGTAGGACCAACAAACGTTACTGGTTCTGGCGTTCAGAACTTTGACCCTATTCTTATTAGCCTGGTTCGCCGTGCGCTTCCTAACCTGATCGCTTATGACGTTGCTGGCGTTCAGCCAATGACAGGTCCCACTGGTCTTATTTTTGCAATGCGCGCACGTTATGGTCAGAACATGACTTCTGGTTCAGAAGCCTTCTTCAATGAAGCTAATACACAGTTCTCTGGTATCGGTTCAGATACAAACCGTTTCGGTTTCGCCAACAACACAACTGGTGACACAATCACCAATCCAGTTGGTAACGGTTTTACAACTGCTAATACCTTCACAACTGGTATCGGTATGCCAACTGCTACTGCTGAATTCTTGGGTTCTGAAAGCAACACAGCATTTGGTCAAATGGCATTCTCAATTGAGAAAGTTACTGTTACTGCACAAAGCCGTGCGCTGAAAGCTGAATACTCACTAGAACTTGCACAAGACCTGAAAGCAATTCACGGGCTTGATGCTGAGACAGAACTTTCAAACATTCTGTCAACAGAAATTCTTGCTGAGATCAACCGTGAAGTTATCCGTACAATCTACACTGTTGCTAAGAACGGTGCTCAGTATGGTACGACAACCGCTGGTGTATTTGACCTTGACACAGATTCAAATGGTCGTTGGTCAGTTGAGCGTTTCAAAGGTCTGATTTTCCAGATCGAACGTGATGCTAACGTTATTGCTAAAGAAACTCGTCGTGGTAAAGGTAACGTTCTGATCGTTTCTTCAGACGTTGCTTCTGCAATGGCCATGGCTGGTGTTCTTCAGTACACACCTGCTCTGTCAGCCGATCTACAAGTTGATGACACTGGTAACACTTTTGCAGGTCTTCTGCATGGTCGTATCAAGGTTTACATCGATCCATACTTCGGTGGCTATACAAGCAATCAAGAGCTTGTTACAATCGGTTATAAGGGTTCTTCACCTTATGACGCTGGTCTGTTCTACTGCCCATACGTTCCTCTCCAGATGGTTCGTGCGGTTGATCAGTATACCTTCCAGCCAAAGATTGGTTTCAAGACTCGTTACGGCATGGTAGCAAACCCATTTGCTGGTGGTCCTAACGCTGATCTGGGTCAGTTGTACTCTAAGCGTAACACATACTACCGCATCTTCCGTGTTGCTAACCTGATGTAATAGTAGTATCGATAAAACCACCGTTAAGAGTGGTCTTTCAGAGGAGCCTTCGGGCTCCTCTTTTTTTATTCCTAAATAGTAGATAAGGAGGAAACTATGAGTGGGCTAATCACAAAACCTAAGAATACTAATCTATTACAACCTACCAAATATTCTGTTAGTTTTCCAGAAATTTCAGATACGATTTATTTTTGCCAAAAAGTAAATTTACCTGGTGTTCAAGTCAGTGAATTACCACATGTAACTCCTAATCTCGATCTTTTTGTAGCTGGTACCAAAATCACATATGGTTCTTTTGATATAGAATTTTTGGTAAATGAGGATTTGACCTCGTGGCTGTATATTCATAATTGGATAAAAGGTATTACGACAGACATGAACTATCGATCATTTCCAAAAGTTCAAGCCATATTAACCATTTATTCTAATCAAAACAATCCAAAATTCAGAATAAAATATAATGATATTTTTCCATTAAATTTGGGGGACATAGAATTCGATACCACTTTATCGGCTGAAGACCATCTAATATCTAGTGCATCTTTCCGTTTTAATTATTTTGACATTGAAAGACTTTAATGTTAAAATAAAGGTTTATAAATGGATTAGTCATGGAAAATCTTGAACAAATTATGAAGTTGTGGGAAGAAGACTCTATCATTGACTCGACTGAACCTGGTAAAGAACTTCTTAAAATACCAACTCTGCACAATAAGTATTTGAAAATATTAGTGAAACATAGAATCTCAAATAAAAAACTTAATTTTGATTATTCTAGGCAAAGAAAGATCAAAGAAGAATACTACAATGGTAGTCTGTCTCAAGAAGAACTAGAAGAATATGGCTGGGAACCTTTTCTTCTTAACATTAAAACGAAGCAAGGCATAGAACGATATATAGATTCAGACAAAGATTTAATTAGATTACTAGAAAAAAAGATGCATCATGAAGAATGCATTTCAGTATGCGAATCTATTCTTCAAGAATTGAAAAGTAGAACTTATCAACTAAGAGATTATATTTCATGGGAAAGATTTATAGGTGGAAACTAAAATAATAGTTAAAAAGAGTAACGAAGCCTACGTTAAAGTAGAGTGTGATCGTAGCACAGCACAAGAACTATCCGACTATTTCACGTTCTTTGTTCCAGGATTTCAATTTACACCAGCTTTTAGAAATAAAATTTGGGACGGTAAGATAAGGTTGTTCGATCAAAGAAGTAATGAACTATATCATGGGTTATATTCATTAATTGAAACATTTGCAAGTGAAAGAGATTATTCTGTAGAATACAGGGATCCACGCCCAGACCTCGTTGATGATTTTTCAGAATACTTAGCAGACAAATATATACAACAGTTAAACGCACATTCAAGAGGCCAAAAGTTAACTGTAGATTCTCATCAAAAAACTGCATTTATACATGCAATGAGAAAAAGAAGATGCTTACTACTTTCTCCGACAGCATCAGGCAAATCATTAATCATGTACATGATTGTACGCCAATTATTAGACTATCACTGCAAAAAAGGTCTGATAATTGTACCAAGAACATCTTTGGTTGAACAACTTTATTCTGATTTTGCCGACTATTCTTCAGAGAACGAATGGGATGTATCAAACACAATACATAAAATTTACCAGGGCAAAGAAAAAACAACACAACTACCTTTGATAATAACAACTTGGCAATCAATCTATCAATTTCCTAAAGAATATTTCGAACAATTTGATTTTGTTATAGGTGATGAAGCTCACCTTTTCAAATCACAATCGTTAACATCAATACTGACCAAGTGTATCAATGCAAAATATAGAGTAGGTTTGACAGGTAGTTTAGATGGCACTAAAACCCATAAGTTAGTTTTAGAGGGGCTTTTTGGTCTAGCCGAAAGAGTTGCCACCACAAAAGAACTGATGGACAAAAACAGACTTGCAGAGTTTGAAATCAAATGTTTGGTTCTAAAACATAATGATGAAATTTGTGAGTTAATGAAAAAAACTACGTACCAAGAAGAAATTGAATACCTGATATTGAATGAAACGAGAAACAAATTCATCAAAAATTTAGCGGTATCATTAAAAGGTAATACACTCATATTGTACCAATACGTTGACAAACATGGGAAAATACTATATGATCTTATCACCAATACAAAAAATATTGGTGACAGAAAAGTTTTCTTCATATATGGAAAAACAGATGTTGAAACGAGGGAGAATGTCCGCAGTATAACAGAAAAAGAAGAAAATGCAATCATTATCGCATCGTATGGTACGTTCTCTACCGGTATTAATATTAGAAATTTGCATAATGTGATTTTTGCTTCACCATCAAAGTCTAGAGTACGTAATCTTCAATCGATAGGTAGGGCACTTAGAATAGGTGATAAAAAAGAAAAAGCAATATTATATGATATAGCAGATGATTTGAGATACAAAAACCATATGAATTATACACTCAAACATTTCGTGGAAAGAACAAAGATATATAATGAAGAGAAGTTTGTTTACAAACTCTATAAAATAGGACTAAAAAATGGAAAGAGTTCAAGTAATCAAGTTGTATAATGGTGACCAAATCATTTGCTATGCCGAAGAGGAAAAAGAACAGATTGTTGTTAAAAAGCCCCTTCAATTCTTTCTAAAAATTGATAGAAGTGGTGCGCATAATATTTCAATGGACTTTTGGTTACCCTACCCAGTCACTAAATCAAATACTGCTTCTATTAAACGGGATCAGATTATTGCTGTGCTTGATCCTTCTGATGACTTTGAAGAATACTATGAGAATGCATTAGATGCTCTTGAGAAATCTAGAGAAAGTGATTCATCTTTTGAAGATGAAAATGAAGATAAGTTGAAAGTATTACTGGAGGCACTCCAGATACCTAAGGAAAGATTTATTAATTAACATGCAGAGGGTACATAGTGGAGTGTAGACCTTTGTCAAGTGGAAATCAATACTTATTATGGTGAACAATATGACAAATACCAAAAAACATTACATAAACAATGCTGATTTTTGCAAAGCATTGGTCGATTACAAAGAAGCGGTAGCTCTTGCAAAAAAAGAGAGACAACCAAAACCTATTATTCCAAATTACATTGGTGAGTGTTTCATGAAGATTGCTGAAGGGCTTTCTCACAAACCAAACTTCATCAACTATACCTATCGTGATGAAATGATCGCAGATGGTATTGAAAACTGTCTGATGTATTTTGAAAACTTTGACCCTCAAAAATCCAATAACGCATTTGCCTATTTTACTCAAATCATATATTATGCTTTTCTCAGGAGAATACAGAAAGAGAAAAAACAACTCTATGTCAAATACAAATCAACTGAAAATTTTGGTATTCTAGATGAGTCTGAACTCATGGGTTTCGATGAAATTAATTCCAAACCATTTGAACTGTACGACAATATATCAGAGTTTATTGAAAATTTCGAAGAGACCAAAAAGAAAAAGAAAATCGTGAAAAAAGAAAAGGGTATTGAAAAATTTCTTGAAGACTAATTATGAAAATAGCATTGATAACTGACCAGCACTTCGGTGCAAGAAACGATTCACTTCATTTCCTAGATTTCTATGAAAAATTTTATAATCTTTTTTTCTTAGAAATCGATGATAGAGGTATCGACACCGTTGTAATATTGGGAGACACATTCGACCGTCGCAAGTATGTAAACTTTTATACCTTGCAGAGGTCAAAGAAAATGTTTTTTGAAAGACTAAAAACACGAGGTATAAAAGTTTACATGCTGGTGGGTAATCATGATACCTATTACAAAAACACGAACGAAGTTAATTCACCAGACCTGATGCTGAGTGAATATGATAACATCACCACCATAAACGATCCTCAAACGATACAGATTTCTGACTATCCAGTCACCATGATGCCATGGATTTGTTCAGAAAATTATGTCGCATCTATGGAAGAATTAAAAAACACGACAGCACCTATTTGCATGGGTCATTTTGAAATTGAAGGTTTTCAAATGTATAGAGGAGCACCTTCACATGAAGGGCTCGATCCTAAATTATTCGATAGGTTTGATGTAGTTTTTTCTGGGCATTATCACCACAAATCTTCAAAAGGCAATATTCATTATCTTGGTAATCCATATGAATTAACCTGGCAAGATTACGATGATAAAAGGGGCTTTCATATTTTCGATCTGAAAACTCACGAATTGGAATTTATACCTAATCCTTATAGAATGTTCCATAAGTTAACATATGACGATAAGGTTTCATCTATAAAAGAGATACAGGAAATGGATCTTGCTCCTTTTGCATCAGTATATGTAAAAGTTGTTGTCATAAACAAAACCAATCCATACCTATTTGATATGCTGATTAATAAATTATATCAAGTGAATCCAATAGACATTACTATTGCAGAAGATTTTACCGATGTAGAAGATATTATGGATGATGACATTGATCAAGCTGAAGATACCATTACCATATTGAACAAATATGTAGATAACTTGACAACTGATTTAGAAAAGAGTAAACTAAAAACTCTATTTCAAGAAATTTATATTGAAGCTTTAAATGAAGGAGAAACATCATGAGCCATGCTACCAGATTGGTTAATAACCCTTTGGATAAACTTTTATTTTTTCCAAGCATGCATGTTGACACAGGGTTTTTTACAAGCCAAGAGGTTGACATTATTTCAAATTACTGTTCTTCTTTACCTTTAGGTAAAGGGCAACTATTTGACGGCACTGACGTTTACAGCACACGAAATGCTAAAACAGCATTCATAAATTCACCGGATAATAACAACAGATGGATTTATGAAAAATTAAATACATTGATAGGATTCTATAATGACACAATGTTTGGCTTTGACCTATTAGGATTTGATTATATGCAATATGCTGAATATGATGTTACAGGAAAACATGAATTTCATATGGATATTGCAATGAATACACCACAGAATATAACATACAGAATTAATGAACATTTAAGAAAAATGACCATTGTATTAATGTTGAATCAACAAGGTGTTGATTTTGAAGGTGGAGACTTTCAAGTGAATCTTTCTGAAGAAAGACTTCCTGTAAATGTAAACATGAACAAAGGTCATGTTCTTTTACTGCCCTCTTTTTTACTTCACAGGGTTACACCAGTCACAAAAGGAATTAGAAAAACTCTTGTTTCTTGGGTTATTGGGCCAAAATTTAGATAATGATTATATTTAAAAAATGTAGGTGGAAAAATTTTCTTTCCACGGGAAACTCATTTACAGAGGTTGATCTAAATCAATCAACTAACACATTGATTATTGGGCAAAATGGTGCAGGCAAATCTACCATATTAGATGCTCTTACGTTTGGTTTATTTGGCAAACCTTTTAGGAAAATAAACAAGCCACAGCTATTGAACTCTATCAATAACTCAAACTGTGTTGTTGAAATTGAATTCTCTATTGGTAAAAAAGAATATAAAATTATTCGAGGAATAAAACCTAATGTATTTGAAATCTATTGCAATAATGTTTTAGTAAATCAAGATGCCAAAGCAAAAGATTATCAAGAACATCTCGAAAAATTTATTCTGAAATGGAACTTAAAAGCCTTTACTCAAATTGTAGTTTTGGGTTCCGCATCTTTCGTACCATTCATGCAATTGACTCCGGCAGATAGACGAACTATTATTGAGGACCTATTAGATATACAAATATTTTCTTCAATGAATAACATTGTCAAAAATAAAATTAGTGCAATTAAAGATTCACAAAAAGACTACGAGTATCAAATAAAATTAATTAACGAAAAAATACAACTTCAAAAACAAAATCTTGAAGAGCATAGAAAAAATTTTGAATCGGAAATTCAAAAGAAAAAAGAAGAAGGAATAAAAAATCAGGAGTTTGTGGAAAAGACAACCCGTGACATTGAGTTAATTCAAAAACATATCGAACAGTTACAGAATAGTATTTCGGATGAAAAAAATATTCATTCAAAAAGTACCAAAATTGTAACATTACAATCAAAACTTTCTGATAACATTAAAAAATTAAATAAAGAAATAGATTTTTTTGAAAAGAATAATGATTGCCCAACATGCCATCAGATCATTACTCATGATACTAAAACTAATCACATCACAACCAAAAAAGATAAAATACAAGAAATCGATGTGGCAAGTGAAAAGCTTTCTGATGAATTGAATAAATTACATTCCCGTTTGGATCAAATTCAAAAAATACAGAAACATATTAATGAACATAACTCTGAAGTAGTTAAATTAAATACACAGATTTTTAGCGTTAATAAGTATAACCTTAAACTAATTGAAGAAATAAAATCTCTAGAACAGAATACATTTTTTACAGAGAATGATAATGAAAAACTAAAAACTTTAAATGATGAATTAAAGAATGCAGAAACAAATGGTAATGAATTATCTGTTCAAAAACAATATCATGAATTTGCTGCTACTCTTTTAAAAGATACAGGCATCAAGACTAAAATTATTAAGCAATATTTGCCAATAATGAATAAGTTGATCAATAAGTATTTAACTGCAATGGACTTTTTTGTTAATTTTAATCTAAATGAAAACTTCGAAGAAACTATTAAGTCAAGGCATCGTGATGTTTTTTCTTACGCTTCCTTTTCTGAGGGAGAAAAGATGCGAATTGACCTCGCTCTATTATTTACGTGGAGACAAATAGCAAAATTAAAAAATTCAACTAATACCAATTTGCTTATTCTAGATGAAGTTTTTGATTCTTCATTAGATGGTGTTGGCACAGAAGAATTTATGAAGCTTTTGAATACACTAGATAATAACACTAACGTTTTTGTTATCTCACATAAGGGAGATCAACTGTTCGACAAGTTTAGATCCGTAATTAGATTTGAAAAGAAAAATAATTTTTCACAGGTGGTAAAATGACTGATGTAATTAAAGAAAACGATGTTATCCGAATTAATACAGATCCATATAAAAATGAACCTTCCGTTTTACAAGAAAAGATTCGTATTTTCGATCTGGTGCCTGAAGCCCATCCTGCTTTAAAAAAAGTTTTACCAGATTTTGATTTTAAAAAGCCACCAGTTGACCCTAATTTTTTCGCCAGTTCGTTGGTTGAAACCTGCAAACTTCATAATGGATTGGGGCTGTCAGCTAACCAATGCGGATTTGAATATCGAGTGTTTGTAATGGGTTCTGCTGACAACTATGTGGCATTTTTTAATCCTAAAATTTTAAAGTCTTCCGAACAGCAAAGTAAAATGGAAGAAGGTTGCTTATCCTACAAAGGTTTGTTTTTGAACGTAGAAAGACCAGCAGAAATTGAGGTAGAATACCAAGATTTTAATGGTATTTTAAGGCAAGCAAAGTTTACCGGTATGACTGCTAGATGTTTTCAACATGAACTTGACCATATGAACGGAATCACGTATCATAGTCATGTAGGCACCGTATCAATACAACTTGCTCAGAAAAGACGAAGCAAGTATCTAAAACTATTATCCAAAACTTTGAAAGAAACAAATAATGGAAACAATCGAAGCGGAAATTACAGAAACATTCGATAAAGAAAAATGGCCAGATTTTGTAAAAAAACAATGGGAAGATTGGAGTTCTAAAAACCCGTGTTCAAATTTTGAACACATTGATACAAATCAGCTAACAGAAATACTTACCAGTGACCTGTCATATGCGTCAAAAATGGACGTAAAAGAGTACACGTTATATCAAAAGTGGTGTGAAATTCAAGAGAAGTATCCTGTAAAAGAAACTACGTCAGTTTTTGGTGATGTAGAAAAGCATCTTGTAGATGCTTCTCAAGAGCAATATATTAATTTTGTTAAAAATAACATTTGGATTCCAGAATCTCCTGACGATTTTATAAAACTTAAACCCGTCATGGAATACACCGATGATTCTGGTGAAGTTTTTGTTACTGCTGTTGATGGATCTAAAACAAAGAAAGACAAAAAAAGAACAAAAGATTTACCTGTAATTTGGAATACCGCAAGAACATTTATTTCCACCATGAAAAACAATTCTAATATCGGAAGAAATTTGAACTTCATGGTAAAGGATGACGTAACAGGTAAATACTTGGGTGTTATTTGTATCTCATCCGACTTTCTTGATTTGACACCAAGAGATAAGTTTATTGGATGGGAACGTGAAAAGAAAACACAGGGTGGTATGATCAATTATACTGCTATTGGTTCTTCGATAGTACCATTTCAGCCTCTAGGGTTTAATTACATGGGTGGCAAATTGCTTGCCCTTCTATGTCTCTCTGATGATGTACAGAGAATTTGGAAAGAAAAATATGGTAATACTTTGGTCGGAGTGACCACAACTTCACTTTACGGAAATACAAAAGCAAACGGATTGAGTCAATATGATGGGCTGGAATATTGGCAGAAAATGGGTTTTTCTTCAGGTTCAGTAGCATTTGAACCGAGGAAAAATACACTTCAAATGCTTTGGAACTGGTTGAAAGAAAACCATACTGAAAAATATTTTGAATGGTGGGAAGCTAAGAACGCACAAGGTTTGCCGTTTAAGCGTGATCACAAGAATCGTTCTTTGCATTTTGCATATCCTAAATTTGGTATTCCAAAAGAACTTACGAAAACAGACCATCAAAGAGGAATTTATTTTTCACCTCTGTATAATAACACCTGTGAATTTCTGCGTGGTGAAATAACTGAGGATAAACTTGTTAAATCTTTTGATACAAGCTGCGAAGCATTATCGGAAATCTGGAAAACTAAGTATGCAAAACCCAGGATTTCTATGCTGAAGAAGAAAAATAATGTTTCCAAAGAATCTCTTTTCTATGATGATTTGATCTATCTTACATGGGAAGAAGCTAAACAAAAATATTTGCCTCAGGTTGGTCGGTAATAATCAATGTTTACCTCACAAACCCATTGACAAATATACTACATAGTAGTATGATGTGCGTACTCGTTTGATCGAGTTTTATTTTTATTTTTTGATATAGGAGTTAGTTATGAGTAAAACCAGTGCAAAAGAACGTATGCTTAATACTTTGAAACAGACTAAAGGATATAATACCTTTAGTGTTGCACAAGCTCGTGTTCGGTTTGGTGTTAAAAATGTTGCTGCTCGAATCCATGAACTCCGTAAGGAAGGGTATGCAATTTATACCAACACTCGGATTCGTGGTAATGGTACTAAAGTATCCGTTTATCGCCTAGGAAAACCTTCAAAATCTATGAAGGCTCAGTTCCGTTCTATGGGTGTACGCGCACAAACCGCTTAATAATGGTTTGATACAGGAGAGGTCATTAATTTGGTGACCTCTCCTTTTTTATTTTGGAGTGCAAATGGAAATTCAAATAAAAACAGATGAACTTAGAAAGAAAAGTCTATTTGTTGCTACACCCATGTATGGTGGTATGAACCATGGTTTGTATATGAAAGCATGCCTTGATCTTCAAGGTATGTGTATTCAATACGGTATCAATGTTAAATTTTCCTTCTTATTTAATGAATCACTAATTACTAGGGCGAGAAATTATCTTGTAGATGAATTCTACAATCGTTCAGAATGCACACATCTACTTTTCATCGATTCGGATATCTGTTTTAATCCGCAAGATGTTATTGCCATGTTGGCTCTAGACAAAGATGTTATTGGCGGACCTTATCCTAAAAAAGCGATTAAGTGGAAAAGCGTTCAAAAGGCTGCGCTTCTTCATCCAGAAATTGCACCACACGACCTAGAAAAGGTTGCTGGTGATTTTGTATTTAATCCTGTTAAAGGTACTGCACAATTTCAAGTTTCTGAGCCACTAGAAGTTATGGAAATTGGAACAGGTTTCATGTTAATTAACCGTGAAGTCTTTCCGAAAATGGAAGAAGCATATCCTCAGCTTCGTTATAAACCAGATCATGTTGGGCAACAACATTTTGACGGTTCACGTTACATTCATGCTTTCTTCGATACTATTATTGACACAAAAGATTCTGCAACTGGTGGCGGTTCAGATCGTTATCTGTCAGAAGATTATATGTTTTGTCAACTTTGGAGAAAAATTGGTGGAAAAATTTGGTTGTGCCCATGGATGAGAACACAACATATCGGAACTTATCACTTTCATGGTGATATGCCTGCTGTAGCAAGTTTTGTTGGTGAAATGTAATGATCGTTGGTGTAGTAGGGTTCATCGGTTCCGGAAAAGGAACCGTTGGTGATTTTCTAAAAACTGAATTTGGATTTCACTCATTAAGCTTTGCTTCACACTTAAAAGACGTTGCTTCAGTCCTCTTCGGTTGGGAAAGGAATCTTTTGGAGGGTGATACAGAAGAATCTAGAAAATTCAGAGAAAGACCGGACGGTTTTTGGTCTAAAAAAATCGGTGAACACTTTACACCACGATTAGCACTTCAACTACTTGGTACAGAAGCAGGAAGAAAAGTCTTTCATGAAGACTTTTGGGTTTATGCATTAGAAAATAAAATCAATAACTTAGGAGCAAATCAAAATGTGGTGGTAACCGACGTTAGATTTAAAAATGAAATTGAATGGATAAAAAGCAAAGAAGGTATTCTAATTGAAGTTAGAAGAGGTTCAAGACCTTCTTGGTTTCATATTGCAGCCGATGCCAATAAACACGGTGGTTCTGTTTTTTCGGAAAAATTTATGTTGGAAAAATCTGGTGTTCATGAATCAGAATGGAGATGGATTGGAAGTGGAATAGATTACATTATTGATAATATTGGCACACTGGAAAACTTGAAAGAAAGAGTCACTGAATGCTTGAAAAGTTATTACGGAAGTAATATAATTGAATCCCTTAGACAAAGGAGTTTGTAATGAAGTTGACAAATAATACCATGAATGTATTGAAGAATTTTTCTACAATTAATCAAAACATTTATGTTAAACCTGGTAATGTTATTGAAACTGTTTCAAAGCAGAAAAATATTTTGGCTAAAGCAACAGTGGAAGAAAACTTTCCACAAGAGTTCGGCATTTACGATCTAAACAATTTTTTGGGCGTTCTATCCCTTTCTAAAGGTACTTTACCTGAACTTGATTTTGAAGATCAAAAAATTATTATCCGCAATCGAGTAGGCAAAAGTAGCACGACATATCATCAATCTAAAAAGGAACTTTTACTTCTTGCACCTGAGAAAAAGGTCAGCATGGAAAATGCTGAAATTATTTTCACCATCACAGAAGAGGATCTTGATTGGTGTTTGAAAGCTGCATCTGCACTTAACTCAACGAATATCGCTTTTGTTTCTGATGGTGTAAATGTCACGGTTGATGTTTTTAATGTAAAAGATGATTCATCTAACGTAAATACAACAACTATTGCAGAAGGTGATGGCAAAACTTTTAAAATGATTTTTGCTATAGAAAATTTTAAGTTTATTCTTGGTTCATACGATGTTACAATTCATTCTCGTGGAATTGGGCACTTTAAAAACAAGTCTGTACCAATTGAATATTGGGTCACCACTGAACCTGGTTCTACTTACGGAGCTTAATGATGACTGATATTGTTACACAATATGGTACTTTTAAAGAAGAAGATTTGAAATCGATCAAAGAAGCTTTGAATGAAATTTCAAATGAGCTTGACATTATCTCTCAGCATAAAGATGCAATCAAAGATGTTATCAATGCAGTCTTTGATAATTATAAAATCCCTAAAAAAGTAATTCGCCGTTTGGCAAAAGCACATCATAAAAATTCTTTTCAGGAAGAACTTGCGCATGATAGTGAATTTGAGACCCTCTATATCGGGCTTACGGAGGCAAAATGAATGAAGAACGTAGAGGGTTTACTAAAGGTTTAGGTCTAGCAGGATTTGTTGCAGTTGGAATTGCTGGTTATAAAGAAGCAAAAGAAAGGATTGTTTATAAACAGGATGAAATTCCAACACCTGAGTTAGAAAAACAATTAGAAACAAAACCCGTTCTACAATTGTCCGCTACTTACGGAGAAGAAATGCCTCCTTCATCTGACTTATACGTATTCTCATTTGGTCCAAATTACAAACCTGGAACAGAAAACCATGTAAATGTTAAAATTGTTCCTGGTCCCGATGGCAAACTATACGTAAAAGAAAACGATAGTTGGAGAAAAATATGAATGTAGCAATGATTGCTTCCGGGCAACCTCGATACAAAAAATATATTTTCGACAATTATTATAAAATAAAAGACGCAACTAGCATAGAACTTTATTTCTATATGTGGAGTAATTATTACTTAGAAAACGATGATAAAAATATTTTTGAAGGTGGAGGTTCGGTTGAGGAACAAATAATTAAGGGGCTACCTAAACACTGCATCATAAAAAAATTCATAACTGAAAATGAACCTTCTATTGAAAAATTATTTAATAATGAACTAGAAATATTAGTAGAAAAAACTCTTGGAGCAAATCATATATTTGAGCCTGATAGAATGAGAACCAGTCTTATTGATCTATATTATCAAAGATATTCAGCAATGAAAGCTTTTGAATTACTTGACAAAGAATATGATTGTGTTATAAGATATAGACCCGATTGTTACCTCGCTGATGATGTTTACTTAAAGGAAGTAGATTTAGATAAAGGAATTTATGTTCCTAGGAACATGGGAGGAGGAGGTATGAACGATCAATTTGCAATCGGAAATATGAAAAATATGAAGGTATATTTTGATGCGTTCAACAGTTTATTTGTCGATCAAATGGAAAATAAAGAGTTGGTTCAACAGGAAACTTCTTTAAAATATCATCTATCAAAAAATAATATTAATATTCATGGACTACCTAATAATGCACGATATTTTATGGTAAGAATAGAAAAAGGAGATGGTGGAAAAAAACTTCAAAGAATTTAAAGTATTTCATTTTACATTATGGAGATTGTGATTGGAAAATAAACAAATTTTATGGGTAGAAAAATATCGCCCGAATAAAGTTGAAGACTGTATACTTCCCGAAAACATCAAAACTATATTTCAAGAATATGTCAACAGAAAAGAAATCCCAAATTTGTTACTTGCTGGATCCGCAGGCGTTGGTAAAACAACAATCGCTAAAGCCCTCTGCGAAGAAATTGGCTGTGATTACATCATCATCAATGGGTCAGATGAAAGCGGCATTGACACATTCCGCACCAAGATCAAAAACTATGCATCAGCAATGAGTTTTTCTGGTGACCGGAGGGTCATCATCATTGATGAAGCAGACTATCTAAATCCCAATTCTACACAGCCCGCCCTACGTGGTGCCATTGAAGAGTTTTCAATTAATTGTTCTTTTATTTTCACTTGTAATTTTAAGAATAGGATTATTGAACCTCTTCATTCACGTTGTTCCGTTATTGAATTTAAACTTCAAAATGGGCAAAAGGCTAAGATGGCGGCTCAGTTCTTTAAACGTGTTGAATGGATCTTAAAACAAGAAAACATTCCATATGAAAAAGATGTTGTTGCAGCCGTCATTACAAAATACTTTCCTGATAACCGACGCATTCTAAATGAATTACAACGATATTCAGTTTCAGGAGCAATCGATAAAGGTATTTTGTCAAATGTTTCAGACGTAAACATTGCAACGCTTATCAAATCCATTAAAGAAAAAGATTTTGGATCAGCAAGAAAATGGGTCACTTCGAATCTTGACAATGATGCAGCAACCATAATCAGAAAAATATATGATTCGATGTATGAATATTTAACTCCTGACAGCATTCCACCTGCTGTTTTAATTTTGTCAAAATACCAATATCAATCTGCATTCGTGGCGGATCAGGAAATTAACTTAATGGCCTGTTTGACCGAATTTATGGTTGAATGTTCCTTTAAGTGAGAAGGAACATGTTTCAAACGAAAATATATGATTTATTTGGTGATGAAATTCTTTTGAATAGTAAAAGCTGTGTTTATTGTGGAATACAGAAAAAAATAATAGAGTTTCCTAAACATATTCATCGAAATGATGGATACGATTCTAGATGCAAAGAATGCAAAAATAAAAGAGGAAAACTTGTAGATCAAATAAGAAAAAATTCTCCACCAAAACCTGAAATATGTGATTGTTGTGGAAAAAAACCTAAGGAAGGCAATGGTAGAAGAAAAATTGGATTAGCACTTGATCATTGCCCTAAAACTAATACCTTTAGAGGTTGGCTTTGTTTTGATTGTAATCTTGGGATTGGTTTATTAGGTGACGATACTCAAGGATTAAAAAGAGCTTTAGACTATTTGGTGAAACATGACCGACCTATTTAAAGAAATCTTACCAAGCATTCTTCAAACGAAGAAAGACGTTCTAGAAAATGAATCTGATTATAAACCTTTTATCATAAATCGCTCACTCTCATATCATATGGATTGTATTTTATATGCAAATCAAATGAATATGTGTGGAAATTTACCTCCAAAACTACAATACCAATATTTTCTAAATACCGTAAGACCAATGAAACGTAAGTTTCAGTCTTGGCAAAAGCAAGAGACCATCAAAAATTTAGATTGCGTTAAAGAATATTTTGGTTATTCAAATGAAAAAGCCAAAGAGGCCTTGCGTATTCTAACCGATGAACATATCGCTTTCATAAAAGAACAATTAGAAAAAGGTGGAGTGAAAAAATAATGGTAAAAATAGAAAACATGGTAGAGGTGACTCTAAAGGAAAAAGATGACTTTTTAAAAGTTCGTGAAACTTTAACGCGAATCGGTGTCGCTTCCAAAAAAGAAAAAGTTCTTTACCAGTCTTGTCACATTCTACATAAGCAAGGCAGATACTACATCGTACACTTTAAAGAACTTTTTGCATTAGATGGTAAAAATACAGACTTTTCCGAGAACGATATTGCAAGAAGAAATACAATTGCAAAATTGTTGGAGGACTGGGAACTGTTAAAAATTGTTGATAAGAATATGGTTGAAGACCCCATAGTTTCTTTATCTCAAATTAAAATTCTTTCGCATAAAGAAAAAGAAGATTGGCAATTAATTACCAAATATAATATTGGTAAAAAAGCACAGAACGTGAATAAATAACCATATCCCAATCGGGATGGGCTAGCCTACCGAGGTTAAGGCTAGTAAAATAAACCTCGGACCAACGCCTTATGGGTTGGTATTTTATTAACTCGCTTATTTTAAGGAGAAAAGCATGACTCTTCACTACGGCAAATCTTTGCTGCCTGCAACTGTTGGTTTCGAACGTCTTCTTAGCACATTTGAAGAATTTGATAGGGCGGTCAAACCACAAACCTACCCTCCATACAATTTAGTAAAAACAAGTGATACCAATTGGACTATTGAAATCGCTATTGCGGGGTTTACCCGAGATGAAATTGATATTACTCTTGACGATGGTAAACTTTTGGTCACAGGTAAAAGTGCCGATAAAGATACTACTCGTGAATTTATCCACTATGGTATTGCAAAGCGGGACTTCAATCATCGATTTATTTTGGCACAAACGGTACAGGTAAAATCTGCTAATATTGTCGATGGGCTTCTTATAATTGAACTGGAAAATATTATTCCAGAAGAAAGAAAGCCAAAGAAAATTCAAATTGGTAGCAAAAATACAACACTCTTGACAGAATAGTCATTTTCGAGTATAATTTTATTATGGATGCGGTGAGTTAACATGGAAACATACTTGACAATGACAACTTTTACTGCCTTTGCTTTGGGTGCCTTTCTTGGTGCACTAGTTGGAAGGTTGGTAACATTTTGTCTCATGTCAGTATGTTTCCTTTTCTTATTGTTTAAGCTATGAATACAAAAGATCAACCAATTAAAATGCGCAATCGCTTTAATTTGACGGATGTTTATTACACATTAGCGCACTGGCCGTCTAAAGAAATTGATGGTGTTTTGTTTCTACCTGTAGTAAAAAATTATCCTTCAAATCAAAAACAACCTTTACATTATATCCGAAAAGATTCTTTGGAAAAAACTAAATGAAAATTGCACTTGCATCTGACGTTCATCTGGAATTCGGTACTACATCATTCAATAACACTGATAATGCAGATGTTCTTATTTTATCGGGTGATATTTGTGTCGCTAACAATTTTCATCCTACAGATAAAAAATTTTTTCGTGAATGTTCTGAGCGTTTTCCAAATGTGATTTATATCATGGGAAACCATGAACACTACAATGGTGATTATACACTGACCGAAAATCTTCTTCGTGAAGAGTTGGAAGAATTTACAAATATTCATCTGCTTGAAAAGCAAACGGTTGAGATCAATGGCTACACTTTTATTGGTGCTACTCTTTGGACCGACATGAACAAAAACGATCCTAATACTTTGTGGCATGTTAGCCGTGTAATGAACGATTTTCGTATTATTCGTAATAGTGGAGCGATTGAAGATCGAGAAAAACTTACTCCAATGTTTGTGTATAATGAACATGTGAGTACAATGCACTATATCAAGAGTGTCATTGACGCTAACCCTGAAGGTAAGTTCGTAGTTGTTGGGCATCATGCACCATCTAAGAAGTCAGTGAAACCTCGCTATCATGGCGATATTCTTACGAACGGTGCTTATTCTTCGGACTTGTCGGAGTTTATTCTTGACCACCCACAAATCAAACTATGGACGCATGGGCACACTCATGATGTTTTTGATTATATGATCGGTGATACTCGTATATTGTGTAATCCTCGTGGATATGCTCTATACGAAGAGCGCGCTGATGAATTTGAATTGCTTTTTACGGAGATTTAAAATGCCTATTTTTATGATTGATACTGTTCACACTTTTCGCCATAAGTGGCTGATTGAAGCAGAGACATTGGAACACGCTTACGATGAAATGGTGATGACTGAACATGATCGTAAGTTTGATGAACTGACACAAAAATGTCTCGGTGAAATGATTATTGATGGGCGTGAAGTGACACGTGAAGAAATTGATAAAGTAGTTGCAACTCTTAAAGAGGACAAGGATGAATGGGTAAATCATTGGCTTGTGGATAAATGTATTCATAAAGTCGATTATTCTAAATAATATTTCTGGCCGTCGTTCAATGGATAGGACAGCATTCTTCTAAAGTGCGAATGGGGGTTCGATTCCCTCCGGCCGGGCCAAACAATTTCGAGGTTTTGTGAAAGAAAAATTTATTAATGCATATATGAAGGTAGCCGAAACGTTTGCCGAATTGTCATCGGCTCGGCGCCTTCATGTTGGCGCGATTATTGTAAAAGATGATCGTATCATTTCCATTGGTTATAATGGAATGCCCTCTGGTTGGGACAATGATTGTGAGGATTTAGTTGTCTATAGAAAAGAAATCGAACCTGGCATTTTTAACAACGAATATAAACATGAATGGAAAACAAAACCCGAAGTCCTTCACGCTGAGACGAATGCAATTGCTAAGTTAGCTAAATCTACCGAATCTGGAAACGGCTCAACTTTATTTGTTACGCATGCACCTTGTATGGATTGTGCAAAACTAGTTTATCAAAGTGGCATTAGTTCAGTTTACTATAGAAATACTTACCGTTCCGAAGATGGTATTAATTTTTTAAATGCTGCTGGAGTGAACGTAAACAGAGTATAATTCACCAGATGAAAAATCCATTGCTCTAAATAAAATGGAGCATACCTGGAGGATTATATGCATCTCAGAGTGATCAATAGTCCAGAAAAAAATTTCACCCCATTTGTAAGAAAAGCCTCACTTTTTTATGCGGAATATCTGATGCCAAGTAAAAGGCTCAGAGATAACGTGCATCTAAAAATAAAGTTCAATAAAAAAAGTAACTATTGGGGTTTGGCATACATTGATGATAATAATGATGCTAAAAAACCTAGAAAGTTTGTAGTAGAATTACATCCTTGGATCGGCGCAAGAGAAATTTTTATAACCTTAGCACATGAAATGGTGCACATTCGACAATATGTCAAGGGTGACACCAATGAAAATTTATCCAAATGGAAAGGTGAAAGAATCAATTCAGAAGTGATGGATTATTACCATCATCCATGGGAAATGGAAGCTTATAGTTTAGAAACTTGTCTATATACCAAGTTCGCTATAAAAGAACAATTATGGTATGTTTTTAAAGATATAGGTAATCCAGAATTACCAATCAAAGAAGAAAAAATAAAATGGAGAAGTAAACCAATTTAATATGAAAACTGCTTTATTATTGACAGGTAATCCAAGATTTTCAAAAGACTTCGATTCACAGATACATAATCTAAAAAATAGCGAAATAGATTGGTATATTTGTTTTTGGAAAAGAGAAGAAGGTTTTGATCCAAAAATATCCAAAAATTGGCATGTGAAAAATTCTTGGCAAGTGTTGGAAAAAATAAAACCTTTTCTTCCACCTGGGCATAGAATTAAATATATTGAACTTCTCGATCCTAACGATTACTCCGTTTTGCCTTACGATTATCAAGACTATTACAGTAATCCAATAAACATCTGGCAACAATATAAAATATTACAATATTGTGATAGGTGGAGAAGAGAATTAGATTCTTATGATTTAGTTATTCGTTCAAGAACAGATTTAGGGCTTAGTGAAAATATCGATTTAAAATTGGCGTACAGTTGTTTGTCTAAAGATTCGAAGGTCATTTATACACCTAATAATCAAAGAAACGGCTATATAGCAAATGTCGGTGGTTATCAAACCGGATTTTGTGACCAATTTGCAATAGGGTTACCACACATAATATCGGCATATTGTGATTCTATAGATAAATTTCATGATTTGTATATGTCAGGCACAAAATACAATCCGGAATATCTTTTACAAACTGCACTGATGAACGAAGGTATAACTTGGCCTCCAACTTCTTTTGAGATAATAAGAGAAAATATACACTGGCAACCTATTGACCATGGAAAATGGGCGAACGTGTAAATATTTTTATAAAAAATTAATAAAAAGCCTATATACCTGTATATTAAATTTTTTACGGAGATTTTTGTGTTAGTCTTATCCAAACCTACCTTTACAACATGCGAGTATCGCCCAAGCATTGCCGGCGATAATCTGTCATGGATACAAGGTACAAGGGGTTTGATGAGTTAAAGTTCCAAAAAGTTCCAAAAATTCTCAAACCCCTAGATCGAAAGACTAGGGGTTTTTTGTTGTTGTATAAAAACAACAGTGTATTGCCAAGACAAGCAAATGCTACTATAATACACATATACGTTCTTTAAAAATTAGATGTAACTTGTTGGGGTGTGGTGAAATGGTATCACACAGGATTTTGATTCCCGTATTCTTGGTTCGATTCCAAGCACCCCTGCCAAAATTTAGGAAGCGTGGTCGAGTGGTCTATGGCGCCAGTCTTGAAATCTGGAGGTCCGAAAGGGTCCGTGAGTTCGAATCTCACCGCTTCCGCCAAATTTAATGGAGTGATCCCATAATGGTATTGGAGCGGATTGCTAATCCGTCGGTTTGCGAAAGCAGGCTTCTGGGTTCGAGTCCCAGTCACTCCGCCAACGGTAGGTAGCACTGGTGTGCGGCTGAGTCTTATAAGCTCGGGAGATCGGTCAGATGGGCTGAAACGGAAGGGTTCGAATCCCTTACCTACTACCAAATACATGCACAGGTGGCAGAGAGGCCCAATGCAAGAGTCTGCAAAACTCTAAAGCCGTCGGTTCGAATCCGACCCTGTGCTCCAGTTGCAATAAAACAACGTTGTAAAAATACAACAAAATCGAAGTTGACAACGGTACCAATACCTGTATAATTGATTCTGTTGTCGATGCAGTAGTGATAACAAACGATCTTTAAAAAAAATAGCTGTTCAATGCACGGTTCGTCTATCGGTTAGGACGCTAGCCTTTCACGCTGGAAAGACGGGTTCGATTCCCGTACCGTGTACCATATTGAAGCACATTAGAATCTGTAAAAAGATCCAGGGTTGGTACACCTCATGACTTTCGGCCGTGCTGAGTTTACGGAAACAAGCGGAAGCATGCATAGACCGTAGTGTGTTTCAATATGGTAATAGGGTTCTGTCCCGTAAGGGAATGGTAACGAAAGTGCCTTCCAATATGTTCGGTGGCCAACGAGCATAGATGCGGAATGTATGAGTAGAGAGGTGAACGAAAGTTTGCGATAAAGCCCCGGTAGGCCTAAGCATGTAATGTGTACAAAGTACATCCCTGTATCAATTTTCGGGTGCGTAGCCAAATGGTTGACGGCAGCAGACTGTAAATCTGTGACATAAGAAACGCTGGTGGTTCGAATCCATCCGCACCCACCAATGCGGGTATAACTTAGTGGTAAAGTAGCTGGCTTTTAACCAGCAAATCCGAGTTCGATTCTCGGTGCCCGTACCAAATTGCCCTCTTACTCCAATTGGTAGAGAGGACGGTCTTAGAAGCCGTAGAGTCTCAGTTCGAATCTGAGAGAGGGCACCATATTGAAGCATTCTAAACTGGACGCAGGATCGGGGAAAGTCAAAAGCGGGTTGATCACCACAAGTAGACTGGAGATCAAGAGTGCTTTAATATGGTTCCATAGTATATCGGCGAGTATAGCGCCCTGTCACGGCGCAGGAACGGGTTCGAATCCCGTTGGGACCGCCAATACCTGATTAGCTCAAAGGTAGAGCACCCGGCTGATAACCGGAAGACACTGGATCGTTACCAGTATCAGGTACCAGATTTAGTTGTTTATATACAACAGTATTGCCAAGTTCGATATATAGTTATATAATGTTTTTCAAGTCGGGAGACTTTAAGAAGTACGCCGTTTCCTTCGGGTAACCCTGTATACGGTAAGCAGGATTTTTATTGTTGTCGTTTTGGAAAATACCTGTGAACGCAGGTTAGTGAATCTGTCAATGTGTGGTTAATTCGAATAGACCACGTATACAGTTGTTATCAAGTGAAGACCTTTTGGACGCATTAGGAATAAGCTTGGTCGTTAAAATCAAACGCCAGTACGGTGAAGGCTGGCTATAACGAAACGACAACAATAAAAATTGGGCTGCTAGTGATAATGGGAGCACGCCGCCTTTGCACGGCGGAGGTTGGAGTTCGATCCTCCAGCGGTCCACCAAGTTTCGCCCCTATAGTTAAATGGTATAACAGTTGACTTGTAATCATCAATTTCCAGTTCGATTCCGGGTGGGGGCACCAATTTTAAGCCGAGTGTAGGATAGCCCGGTCATTCCGCCTGCTTTGGGAGCAGGAAATCGTGTGTTCGAATCACACCACTCGGACCAGTTTATTCCGGAGTAGCACAGAGGTAGTTGCGTCTGACTGTTAATCAGAATGTCGTTGGTTCGATCCCAGCCTCCGGAGCCAGTTGAAGGTAATGTAGCATAACGGTAGTGCGCCTCCTTCATACGGAGAAAAGTGTTGGTTCAACTCCAACCATTACCACCAAAGGAGATTATTATGTTGTTGGATGAAATTATTTCTGTTCCATATACTACTCATCCTAAGATGACGAAAAATAAAGGCAACATTTTCAACAAAACTCCAAATTTAGATTATATTCGTTCTAAAGAAAAAGAGTTAAAACAATTTGCTCCTGATTTGTGTGCCGAGACATTTGAAAATATCTCAAAGCAACTTGTTCGAAAAAGTTCAATCTACTGTGGTGTACCACAAACAGATTCAATGATTGAATTTGCAATGAATTTTGAAGAAGATGTTGCAATTATGCATAACGGAAAATTATCAGGAATTTGTTTCTGTTTTCCAAGCAGTTGGATTCCTAAAAAACGCATAGGTATGTCTCTAGAAGATATTCATTCACAAGTTGCGGATAATGAAAGACTTATAAAAATGAGCGCAAAAATTGCAAGCACAATGGCTGATCCTGTTTTAGGTTCTTTTCGAAGATATGTATGGACGATTACAAATAATCCTGAATTGAGTAATCATCCAAAAAGAAAAAGTATGATTGTTCCTAAAAGTTTAGATGATTTGTATTTTAGACTTGAAACTCAAACAACTGCACCTATAGGTGACTGTGTGACAAGTTTGTTCTTTGTTAAAGTTCAAGTAATTCCTCTTAGTCATGTCTGGGGAAGTTACGGTAAACTAATTACTAACAGTGTAAATTCTATGAGTGATGCAATCTTGGAATACAAAAATCTAAAGCATATTAAAACGGTCCTTAGTTCAATGGATCAGAACACCGGGCTACGAACCCGTGAGGTTGGGAGTTCGAATCTCTCAGGACCGGCCAACCATAATTTGAAAGATGAGTATTATGATATTCTTACAACTGAAGATTGTTTAGTTAAAGATTCTCCCAGTGGTGTAAAGGCAACATAAGAGTCTCCAAAACTTTTGATTGCGGTTCGAATCCGTACTGGGAGGCCATTTTATCAGAGGTGGATTATGTACAACAAAAAAATTAATCTAGAAGAAGTTAAATCGTTTATTGAAAGCTGTGGTCCCAATACCAAAGTTTATCTTGGTTGTGACTCGGAAAAAGTTAAAATGAATGGTGTTTGGCATGCTGATTATATTATAGCCATTGTTGTGCATATGAATAGCAAAAATGGTTGTAAAATTTTCGGGCAAATCACTCGTGAACGTGACTATGATCAAGCTCGCAATAAGCCACGTATGCGTCTGATGAATGAAGTTTATAAAGTTGCAGAAATGTATCTGAATCTTGCGGCAATCATTGATGTGGATATTGAAGTACATCTTGACATTAACCCAAATGAAGAGTATAATTCAAATATCGTAATTAATGAAGCAATTGGCTATATAAAAGGCATGTGTAATGTTGTTCCTCTTGTAAAACCAAATGCTTTTGCTGCGTCTTATGCAGCAGATAGATTGAAGAGTCTTGCAGCATAGAATATAGCGGGTATGATGTTAACGGTAGCATGACAGCCTTCCAAGCTGATCGAATCGGTTCGAATCCGATTACCCGCTCCAAAATTTGCGGCTATGGTGTTTAACGGTTAGCACGAGACCTTGCCAAGGTTTAGGTTCCAGTTCGAATCTGGATAGCCGCTCCAATCAATGGTGTCTATGGTGTAGTGGAAGCATTACTCTCTGTGAAAGAGTAGGTACGAGGTCGGTACTCGTTAGACACCCCAGGCTTCGTTAGTTTAATGGTAGAACACCGCCCTTACAAGACGGTTACGGCAGTTCGATTCTGTCACGAAGCACCAATTTGCCGCTTTAGCTGATGTGGTCATAGCAACGGTCTGAAGAGCCGTGGAATCTGGTTCGATTCCAGAAGGCGGTACCATTTGACAAGTTACATTTAATTTGATATAATGTTTTATAATGCGGATGTGGCGAAATTGGTGAAACGCAGCAGACTTAAAATCTGCCACATTAGAAACACTGCGGGTTCGAATCCCGCCATCCGCACCAAGTTTAAAGGGCCTCTAGCTCATGCATGGTTAGAGCAGCGAACTCATAATTCGTTGGTGCGGGGTTCGACTCCCCGGGGGCCCACCAGATTCAATCGCGGGTTAGAGAAACGGTATCTCAGAAGCCTCATAAGCTTCAGTTGTTGGTTCGACTCCAGCACCCGCTACCACTTTCCTGCTTCTCTACCAAAATCAAAAAACCATACACAAAATCGTATTGCAACTGTTAATGTAATAATAAGAATTATTCCCCAAAAAGTATTTTCAATAAATCTCTTTCTTCGAATTGCTTGATCACGAATCATTCTTTCTCTTTTTTCACGTATGTCTCTTCTTAAATGAAGAAACTGACTGTAACCTTCTGCACCAAGATGTTGAAGTTCCCCATAGTAAAACATATGATATATCTCTGCTTCCATTTCACGGAGTTTTTGTTGTGCAATGATAATATCAAATGCTTCGGCTGTTTCGCTTTGCCCAAATCCTATCTTTTCAAATAAACCTAATTTTCTCTCACCCGAATCATTTTTACTATTGTTTATAAGTTGTTGTAATTGCCCAGCAGCATCAGCCCATTTTGAAAGCTGTCGATAAACACCTTCAATTTCTTGCCCAACTTTAACCGCAGCCTTTAAGCCATTAAAGGCGGCTGTCACTGTTCCCATTAGAGTTATTGGATCCATCAGTTTACCTTTACAAGGTTATTCCTAAAAATACGCCATGCATTCTCCCAACTCCATTCTTTACTCTTTTCAAGTACAACATCTCGGTTTAAATTTAAACAATCATCCACTGCGATTGAAAGATTGTCGTTCATATATCCAGTTAGTCCTTGTGATACTATGTCTTTAGGTCCTCTACATGGATATGCCGCTATAGGTGTTCCGCATGCCATAGCCTCAATCATGACGATACCAAATGTTTCCCATTTGCTCGGAAAAACAAATACATCAGCATTAGCATAATAATATGCTAAGTCTAAACCCGTTTTAAAGCCAACGAATTCAACGTCTGGATAATTCTTTTCATATACATCTCGCATAGGTCCATCACCCACCATAATCTTGTGAGAATTCGGATAATCGATATTAAAGAAATCTTCTAGATTTTTTTCTTTACTAACTCTACTCACACATACAAGCAATTTTTTATCATCAGACTTGTTGCGCTGACTAGGATTAAATATTGCCCTATCAACTCCTCTTGTCCATGAAATTAGCTCACCATCAAACCCATTTTCGCGTAGATGCTTTACCATCGTATCTGTAGTAGTTAATACTTTTCCCGAATGCTTGTGAAACCAACGTATTAAAGGCCAAGTAAGGGCTTCAGGAATTCCAAAAAGTTTTCTAAGTCCTTCCGGAAAATTAGTGTGATAAGCAGTATTGTACCGATAACCGCGTTTGTCAAGATATTGTCGAGCACACAAACCAAGAGGACCCTCGGTGGCGATATGGATATGATCCGGAGATATCTCCTCAATCTTCTCGCCGATTTTCCTGGGATAGGCAATCTTGACTTCGTTGTAGCCAGGGCAATCAATGTAGTTGAACCACCCGGGATTAAGATATACAAAACGATAACCGTCCAAAAGCGCACAAGCCTCGATATTTTTGTAGGTTGTGACCACTCCATTTATTTGATCCTGCAAGTTGTCTGTAATAATTAGTACAATTTTTTCAGACATTCTCCACTTCCTCTTCTATTTCTTTCAACCATGTTACTATTTCCCATCTGCCGTCATAGTGTTCAACTAATGCTGTACAACTTTCTACCCAATCACCGTCATTCATATAAACTACGCCGTTAATGGTTTTTATCTCAGCCAAATGAATGTGCCCACATATGACGCCATCAAATTTTCTTTTCTTACAATATTCTGAAAGCGTATTTTCAAACTTAAAAATAAAGTCTACTGCTCTTTTCACCTTCACTTTAAGAAATTTTGATAAACTCCAGTAGCCGAATCCTAACCTTCTTCTAAACCAATTAAACTTAGTGTTGAAAGATAATATTGCATCATATGCTGAATCACCTAAGAACGATATCCATTTATGCAATCGTACAACGCCATCGAAAAAATCTCCGTGAGTAACAAGATATCTTTTACCGTCTATACCTAAGTGAGTACACTGATTTACGACTTCAATATTACCGAAGTTTGTATTATAGGGTATCAACAATCTTAGAAACTCATCATGATTACCCGCTACGTAAGTTACTTTGGTGCCGCTTTTTGCGAATCCCAGAATTTTTCTTATGACTCTCGTATGTGATTCTTTCCATTTTAATTTATTTTTCTTAACTTTCCATCCATCGATAATGTCACCAACAAGATATAATTCATCACATTGATTGTGAGTTAAAAAATTTAATAAAAGATTTGCTTTGCAATCTTTTGTTCCAAGATGAACATCGCTGATGAATATTGATTTGTATTTCATTTAATTTGCCAGAGGATTATCCAATGCTTTCTTAATCTTATCATCCACTTCACGGCGAATAGTTCTAAGTTCAGCATTTGTTTCACGCTCAATACGATTGACACGCTCATTAACATTTTGTACGGTAGAGTCAACTTGCTTTTGCATCTCTCTTACTTGTGAATCAGCACTGCGGCGAATCTCTTTTATTTCTGCTTCAGTACCAAGTCTAATTTCTTTTATTTCACTGTCAATCTGTCTTCTAATTTGGTTTATATCTTTTTCAACTTCACGTTGAGCAACTTTCGATCCGCGTTCAACACCTTCCAGTACAGTCTCAGTTCTACGAATATCACCTTTTAAATTTTGATTAATATCGCGGGTATATCCGACAACTTTTTCGCTGTTCTCTTCTAATTTAATAATACGTGCTTCATACTCACTGAAGTCGGGAGCAACATAATTTGCAATTTTCTTCTTCATGCCCTCATAATCTTTATACGCTTCGAATACACCGTACATACCACCAATCACAGATGAAACAATACCAAAAGCAATCATAAGTTTTGCAGGTGTAAAACTATAACCACCAATACTGATAACAGTATCTTTACTAGCATACTTCTTCATTGCATCTTGAAGTTCATCGACTTTTTTATCAACGTTTTTATCTTCTGTACTGCTCATCTACCATCTCCTTATGGATTCTATCTGATCTTTGATTAAGTTGCCTTAAAGCTCTTGCGTTATCACTAATAGTTGCTCTCTTATAAATATCTTCTGCTTTGTAAAAAGGCAGGTCAGGCAATTTCGCCTGTTCATACGCACTAAAACCAGGAACAGTCGATAATGAAGCCATCACATCATCTTGTGGGTCCTTTTGAGCGTTTCTTTGGGAAGATTGTTGACTTCTCTGTTGATCACCCGCGCGTCGTTGTTGTTCTCTTATTTGTTGCCTTTGTTGTTGGGGTGACTGTGGCGAAACATTACGACTTGTTATACCAGTTCCTAGTTGCTGAGATTGTTGGTTAGAACTCAGGGCTTGATTAACAATTGGATCACTTGTTACTTGTGATGTAGTTAATAACTTTGCAACATCTTCATTACCCACCGAAGGCACAGGAAGTGATGTTGTTGTAGTTACTGTGTTAATTTGCTGTGCAGTGGTATAACCTGGGCACTGTGGATTGCTTTGTGGGTTAGCAGAACATGCATCAGCAATTTGTTTCTTTCTAAAAGCGTCGGCATATCCTGGGCAACCAGAATTGTATAGAGGATTTATTGTGCATTGTTGATTGAAGTATGCCTGTTGGTACAGTGGGCAAGATGTAGAAAAAAGGGGATTAGAAGTACACTGTTGGTTTAAATATGCTGATTCATAAAGTGGACATGATGTACTCGAAAGCGGATTTTCATTGCAGGTCTTATCAAATAAGGCTTTAGCATATCCTGGACAAGATGAGTTATAAAGAGGATTTGCTGTGCATTGTTGGGTAAAATATGCTTGTTGATATTCAGGACATAAAGGAGAAAATAGTTGATTTAAACTACATTGTTGTGCTTGATAAGCAGCAGCATAGCCTGGGCAATTCGATCCAAATAGGGGATTTGCTGAACATTGTTGATTGAACCATGCTTGTTGCCACCCCGGGCAAGACTGACTGTAAAGTGGACTAATTGCACATTGTTGCTGTAGAAATGCCTGTTGATAACCTTCGCATGTTGGTGATGCGAGAGGATTTGCACCGCAAGGATCAACAGAATATCTTAAACGAACATCTATATCTCTTATTTCAGGACCATAATAACCTTTCCATTGCCCATCATCTCGACTTGAAATATCTATGGAAACATTTCCTACAGATGCTAAACTATACTTATTTTTAAAATCTTCAATTCCCGTAAATCGTGTCCAGTCATTAATACGTCTACCATAATCGAAAGTTTTATTTTCTATGATGTTGATATTCGTATTATCGTAAAGAGATACACGAATAGTTAAAGGATCAAAAGATGGGTTTTGATTTGATCCTGCATTAGCATTTTTAATAGTCCAGCCGTATTGATACCCACGAACCTGAATACCAGTTCCAGATAGTGCTTGATTGACGGCTATGTTTTGGTGTAAAATTGAGCCGCCATAGCTAAAAAGTATAGCTCCGTCTGCTGACCTTTGAACTGGGCAAGGACCTCCTGTTGTACCACCCCAAATCATTCCGTTATGCTGAGTTAAACATCCTTGCCAACCTGTTTGGTTGATTATGTTTGAGGATGTTTGTATATCCTGAGCGTTACAGAAGAAGGAGAAGAACAGCCAAGACGCCAAGCCCAGCAGAAACTTTTTGCCAGAAACTTGCATTCGAATTCTCGCTTATAGGTTTAGGTTTACGATCTGGAGATGATTCCCAAATTCTTTTAGCATCCTCACCTATTCTACCATCAACTGGGCATGGGGTTCCAGCATTCATCATGGCATCAAAAACTCTATCATCTTGGCATAAAGTAGCCACAGCAGCAACCTTCATACCCATATCGTATAAGTTTTTGGCAAGTTTTAATCGTTCGCAATTTAAATCACGAACCATTGTTCCACCAGAAATACCCAAAATTTGTGTTTGAACGGCACCACCCACTCCTACGGTACATAAATCATTATTGAGTACATTAAAAGAAGGAGAGATAGCCGAAGCTGGAGGAGACCTAACAGTGGTATCATTCACACTATTAGAATTTGTAGTTACTGTGCTGGTACTTTTCGAATCAGTAACTATCACATCAGATTGAGCAAACGTTAATGAAGACATGACAAAAAGTACCAAGAAGGTTAACTTTTTGTACATTTTACATCCTTTTCTTGACTTTATAGACTTATATGATATAATATATTTATGAATATATAATGTTATAATTTCATTAAGGTGATAAAATGACTCCATCAATTATGTTATTCGATAATTTTTATGCAAATCCGACTGATGTTAGAAACTTTGCTCTCAGTATGGATTTTAATATTTCCGGTAATTTTCCTGGGTTTAGGACTAAACCTTTGGATGGTGAAAACAATAAAAACGCTAAACTATTAATGGAAAATATAATAAAAAAGAAAATAGTTTGGTGGCCAGAAGAGTATAATACTGCCTTTCAGTATACAACTGAAAATGATGAAACATGGATTCATTACGACCCTACTAATTGGGCAGCCGTTTTGTATCTAACTCCTGATGCACCACTTGATTCTGGAACAGCCATTTACATGCATAATGAAACTAAAATTTATATGTTGGACAGAAATGATCCAAAAACAGATTTGAATCAATATGGTAGAGATTTAACACAATGGACACCTATTGCTAAGGTTTCAAATATTTTTAATAGATTGGTTGTATATCGTGGCAATTATTATCACAGAAGTGTCAAACCAGGGTTTGGGCAAAACCAACACAATGGTAGACTTTTTCAAACTTTCTTTTTCAATACTGAGGATTAAAAAATGAATATTTTAGGAATTAAACTTGTGACTGGTGAAGAAATCGTTGCAGATGTAACTTTCACTGAAGATGGTAGATTCAAATTAACAAACAGTGTTCAACTCAGGCTTATGCCACCGCAAAGACCTGGAACTGAACCGTCGATGGGATTTGCACCGTTTCCTGCTCTAGCAAAACAAGGTAAAGATGTTACGACCGTTATTGAACCTTTACATATTGTGTATACTTATGAGCCAGAAGATGTTATAATTGACAATTATCGGGCAGCTTTTTCAGGCATCGTAACTCCAACCAAACAGATTATTACAGGATAATGACAAACTTTTACACAAATGTGCAAGCCGTTGGTAGCAACATACTTTTCAGAGGTGTTGTAAACGGCAAAAAAATCAAAAATAAGATCGCCTATCAACCAAGACTTTTCGAACTTGCAAAAAAGGTTACACCATATACCACTTTAAATGGTGAATATCTTCAAGAAATAAAATTCGATTCGATGAGAGAAGCCCGAGATTACCTTCGTCAATTTGAAGGTGTCTCTGGCAAAAAAATCTATGGCAATTCAAGATTCGAATATGCATTCATTGCTGACCAATATAAAGGTATGATCGAATGGGATTTAGATAAAATTTCAATCGCTATTCTAGATATTGAGGTCGGATCAGAGAATGGATTTCCAGATCCATATCAAGCAAATGAACCAGTTACAGCAATTTCTGTCAAGTATGTAAATGGTGATATTTACGTTTTTGGTTGTGGTGACTATAAAGTAAAGGGTGAAGAACGTTACACTAAATGTGTAGATGAATATAATCTTCTAAAGTTCTTTTTGAAATTGTGGGAACAGAAATGCCCAGATATTCTAACAGGCTGGAATACTAAGTTTTTTGATATTCCATATCTTGTTAATCGCATGAGGAAAATTCTAGGTCCTGATGAAGCAAAAAAGCTTTCACCTTGGAATATGATTTCTGAACGGGAAGCATATGTCATGAATCGAAAAATGACTGTGTATGAATTGGTTGGTATTGGTGATTTTGATTATCTTGAACTATACAAGTGGTATTCACCCAGCGGCAAATCACAGGAATCATACCGTCTAGATAATATTGCAAACGTAGAAATTGGTGAAAAGAAGATTGATTATTCAGAATACGAATCATTACATCAACTTTATAGACTCGATTTTCAAAAGTTCATTGAATATAACATTAAAGACGTAGAACTTATTTTGAAACTTGATGACAAGTTGAAGTTGCTTGAACTCGGTATTACTCTTGCATATGACACAAAGTGTAACTATGATGATGTGTTTGCACAAACAAGAATGTGGGACGCACTGACGTATAATCATCTGCTTGAAAATAAAATTATAGTTCCGCCAAGAGTAATTAAAGAAAAAGATGCCGCATTTGAAGGTGCTTATGTAAAAGAGCCTCAAGTCGGAATGCATGAATGGGTTGCATCATTTGACCTTAATAGTCTTTACCCACACCTCATGATGCAGTATAATATTTCACCAGAGACTCTTATCGAGCCAGAGAAATACACTCAAGAAATGAGAGATGTACTATCTCAAGGTGTTTCTGTCGATAAACTTTTGCATAAAAAAATCGATACATCAAGTTTGGAAAATGTGACTTTGACTCCCAATGGGCAATTTTTTAGAACTGATTTTCAGGGCTTTCTACCAAAAATGATGGAAGAAATGTACGAAGACAGGAAAAAATTTAAGAAGTTAATGTTAACCGCCAAACAGGAGAAAGAAAAAGAAACAAATGAAAGCAAAAAATATGAGATTGAAAAGCGTATTGCTCGTTACAACAATCTACAACTTGCAAAAAAAGTTTCTCTAAACTCCGCTTACGGTGCTTTGGGAAGTCAGTATTTTCGTTTCTATGATTTGCGCATGGCTCTTGGTGTTACAACTGCTGGGCAATTAAGTATTCGTTGGATCGAAAAGAAGATGAATGAATATATGAACAATCTGTTGAAGACGGATAAAGATTTCATAATTGCTTCCGATACTGATTCGATTTATTTGAGATTGTCAGAACTTGTGTATAAAGTTTATGGTGCTGAAAACAAGATTGAATTGCCTAAAAGCAAAGTCATAGAGTTTATGGATCGTGTATGTGAACAAAAGATTCAACCATTTATTGATAAATCATATGAAGAATTGGCACATTACGTTCATGCATATGCACAAAAAATGCAAATGAAGCGCGAAGCTTTGGCTGACAAAGGTATCTGGACGGCAAAGAAACGTTACATTATGCATGTATACAATAATGAAGGTGTACAGTATTCTGAGCCTGACATGAAAGTGATGGGTCTAGAAATGATTAAATCTTCCACGCCGGCGCCTGTGCGTGGTAAAATGAAAGAAGCTTTGCAGATAATGATGAAAGGTAAAGAAAGTGATATTCATCTTTTCATCGAGAACTTTAGGAAATATTTTAAAACATTGCCACCAGAAGATATTTCATTCCCCAGAGGTATAAATGGTTTGAAGGAGTACCATAACAAAACCACAATTTATTCAAAAGGTACGCCAATTCATGTTAAGGGTGCATTGCTATATAATAAGTATCTTGAAGAAAAATCATTGACAAAAAAATATCCTTTTATTCAAGAAGGTGAAAAGATAAAGTTTGCATATTTAAAACAGCCAAATCCAATTAAAGATACCGTAATTTCTTTTCCAAATATTTTACCACCCGAATTCAATCTTCAAAGCTTTATTGATTATGATATGCAATTCGAAAAAACTTTTTTAGATCCAATTAAAGTTGTTTTGGAATGTATGGGTTGGTCTACACATAAAACCGTTTCATTATTTGACTAAGGGCACAAAATGAGTATTCTTGAAAAAATTAAGAAAAATTCTAGCATTAAAGAATCTGCTATTCTTTCTAAGTCAAAATTTTTTACACAGAAAGATATGATTCCTACTTCTATTCCTATCATCAATGTGGCTTTGAGTGGGCGTCTCGATGGTGGGCTAACACCAGGGCTAACGATGTGGGCAGGTCCATCAAAACATTTCAAGACGGCTTTTAGTTTACTGATGGCAAAATCTTATTTGGAAAAATATGAAGATTCCGCACTATTGTATTATGATTCAGAATTCGGTACACCTCAATCGTATTTCGACACTTTTGGTATTAACACTGATAGAGTTCTACATACTCCCATAACAGATATTGAACAACTAAAATTCGATATTATGAACCAACTTCAAAATTTAGAACGAGGTGAACATCTAATTATTATCGTCGATTCAATTGGCAATCTTGCTTCAAAAAAAGAAGTTGAAGATGCCCTCGAACAAAAATCCGTTGCAGATATGAGTAGGGCAAAACAAATTAAATCTCTTTTTCGTATGGTAACACCCCACCTTACGATGAAGGATATTCCAATGGTAGTTGTAAACCACACTTACAAAGAAATTGGAATGTTCCCTAAAGATATTGTTGGTGGCGGAACAGGCTCTTATTATTCTGCTGACAATATTTTCATTATTGGCCGACAACAAGAGAAAGAAGGAACAGAAATTGTCGGGTACAATTTTATCATCAACGTCGAGAAATCAAGATATGTCAAAGAAAAATCTAAAATACCTGTTACTGTATCTTTTGATGGTGGCATTAGTAAGTGGTCTGGCCTTTTGGATATCGCATTGGAATCCGGGCATGTTATCAAGCCATCAAATGGTTGGTATTCAAAAGTAAACATGGAAACTGGAGAAATGGAAGACCAGAAATTCCGGGAAAAAGATACAAACACAAGGGATTTTTGGATGCCGATCTTGAAGCAAGAATCATTTCAAAATTTTATTAAAAACAAATATCAAGTTGCAGCCGGTGAAATAATCCAATCTGAAGAGGAAGAAAATGCAATTTAAAGAAGGTGTTGATTACAACTATGTAATTCCAGAAAACGAAAGTACAACAGTTGGTATAAAATTATTAACAGGTCCTTTTAGAGATGTTGTGTATCAATATGGTAAAGTAAAGTTTGAAGAGGGCGCTAATGATGACATTTATCTAGGATTCATTTATAATGTCATAGAGTCACCTTACGAAAAAGATTATTTGAACGAAAAATTCAAAAATTATATTGGTGACATTCTTGTGGAAATTATGTCGCAAAACATTGAAAAAGGACTTCTAGATGAGGCTGGAACAGACTATATTGAGGACTCTGATACAAAGTGAAGATTTCCTTAGAAAAGTTCTTCCGTTTATTAAAGATGAATATTTTTCCGATAGAGTTGAAAAGTATATCTTTAAAGAAATAAATGTATATGCTAACCAATACAACACCACTCCGTCTGTAGAAGCTTTGATTCTTGCTTCAAAGGAAAGTAAGAATATTACTGATGAAGAATTTAAGAGTTGTGAAGAATACCTTAAAGAAATCGATAAGCATAATCGTGAGCTGGAAACACCGAATCAGGAATGGCTAATCGACAAAACGGAAAAATTTTGTCAGGAAAAGGCCATTTACAATGCAGTTCGTAATTCAATCACAATCTTAGAAGGAAAAGATAAAACGAACGACAAAGGTTCAATACCAAAACTATTGTCAGATGCTCTTGCTGTAAGCTTTGACAATTCAATTGGGCATGATTATTTGGAGAACTCCGATGAACGATATGAATTCTATCACCGAAAAGAGGAACGAATCCCGTTCGACCTTGAATTTTTCAACAAGATCACCAAAGGAGGTCTCCCTGCCAAGACACTTAACATTGCTCTTGCTGGGACCGGTGTTGGTAAGTCTCTTTTCATGTGTCATGTTGCCGCTGGTTGTATGTCGCAAGGAAAAAATGTTCTATACATCACCCTTGAAATGGCAGAGGAAAAAATAGCCGAACGTATTGATGCGAATCTATTAAATGTATCAATAGACAATTTAATGGAGTTGCCGAAAGATATATATGATAAGAAAGTGAAACGTGTCAAAGAAATGACAACGGGCAAATTGATTATCAAAGAATATCCAACGGCATCAGCTTCAGCAATCCACTTTAGAACACTTCTGAATGAACTCAACCTTAAAAGGAATTTTGTTCCTGATATCATTTTTATTGATTATCTTAACATCTGCTGTTCTTCACGAATTAAAGCGGGAGCGAATGTTAACTCTTATACTTACGTCAAATCTATTGCAGAAGAGTTACGAGGATTGGCTGTTGAGTTTGGGGTGCCAATTGTTTCAGCTACCCAAACAACACGAAGCGGATACACAAACTCAGATCCAGGGCTTGAAGACACCAGTGAAAGTTTTGGTTTGCCGGCTACAGCAGACCTGATGTTTGCTTTGATTTCATCAGAAGAACTTGAGGCACTCAATCAAATCATGGTCAAACAGTTGAAGAATCGATATTCTGATCCGACAACACACAAAAGGTTTGTTCTTGGTATTGATAGGTCGAAGATGAAGTTATATGATGTCGAACAAGATGCTCAAATAGGTATTGCGGATGCTGGGCAACAATATGTGCCGCAGGAAAAACCCAAAAATAAATTTGGTGGATTTAAAGTATAAATATCTCCATCATTAGGAGATATAAAATGGCTCAAAAAGGTTTTGAATATGAACAAAATGCATATAATGCATTAGCAAAATATGGCATAACGACCGGTGGTGTTGCTGGTGCATCACATGATAAACCCGATTTAACTATGGGTGCTGGAAATATAAAAACTGGTTGTGAACTAAAAAATTCACCCACTGCCGCAGGTTCTTTAGTTATGAAATATTATAATGGAAAATGGGATTTTGGTGACTATAAAGGTGAAGCAGAAAAGGAAATGTTAGTAAGCATAGCAAAAAAAGTGAATTTGTTGCGTGAAATGAACACTTCAGGTTCAGCGGGAAAACTATGGAGAGAATCTGTACCGATTTTACAAAATGATAATTCTGGTAAAAAGAGGTTACTCATAGGTGACATTAAAAAACTTGCTGATAAGAAAAAAGCATATTCGATTGACATAGAAAATTACGGTGGAAAAAAAGAAGTTCATATTGATGTTGGCTCAAAAGCGATATGTGATTATTACATAACAAAAAAATGTTCGTATATTAATATCGGTACACATGGTTTCTTTACATTAGGCAGAGACGATTTACGTTTAAATGAAAAAATGAAAAGACTAGGATTGGATCCAATACCAAACTTTGCAACAAATTCAAAAACAATTATTAGAGTCAGATGCCAACCAAAAAGTATATCGAAAATGGATTATCAATTCGCTTTAACTTTACAGTTTAGTTCCGTTAAAATGTCTCCATATAATTTAGCTCCACTAAAAAAAGGTTCAAAAGCAGAAATTGATACTGAGGCATTACAACAGGATAGTTTACGTAAAGTCTTTTTAGCATTCTATTCATTAATGTAATCTGAAGATATATTATGAAACCTTTGATCACAATCATAACACCGACAACAGGTAATTCACATTTAGCCGAAGCCGTTCGGTCGGTTGAAAAACAAACATATGAAAAAATACAGTATCTTGTTGTTGTAGACGGACAACAAAGATTAGAAAATACTAACAAAGTATTAAACTCTCTCGGTTGCAATAGATACAATACTGTTGTTTTACCTGAAGCTACAGGATATGAACAATACAATGGTCACAGAATTTATGGTGCAATGACATACATCGCAGAAGGTGAATATCTTTGTTTTCTAGATGAAGATAATTGGTATGAACCTAATCATGTCGAGTCTCTTGTAGAAGCAGTTCAAGGAAAAACCTGGGCTTACTCACTCAGAAAAATTGTTGACCAAGAAAATAATTATATCTGTAATGATGATTGTGAATCTCTGGGTAAATGGAAGTCGGTGTTAAATGATAATTTCATCGATGTTGGTTGTTTTATGCTACCTAAAAAAATAGCAATTCAATTTTCGCCAGGTTGGTACAGACGAGCCAGACATCCACAAGAACAACCTGAAGTGGACAGATTACTTTCTCATATACTGTTCACACAAATACCACACGAACAGGTTGACACCAATGGTCAATATACATTAAACTACAGAGTTGCCAGTAGAGGTGACTCTGTTCAAGGATCTTTTTTTGAAAAAGGTAATGAACACATGAAAAACATTATGAATGGAGAATACCCATGGAGAAAGATTTAATTATAGGAGCATTCACAAATTATACAGACTATGATGTATTAAAGCCGTGGGTGCAATCAATTAAAGATACAGGTTTTGAAGGTGACATTGTACTGTCAGCAATCGATGCTACCGATACGATTGTTCAAAAACTAGAGTCTGAGGGAGTAAAAGTTCTAAGGTCTAGTAACTCTCAAAAAATGATGGTACATATGTTGAGATTCCTTTCAATTTATGATTATTTAAAAAGCAATAAAAACAAATACCGTTTTGTGGTGACAACAGATGTAAGAGATGTTATTTTTCAAAGCAATCCGATTGATTTCATTAAAACAAAATTTTATAATATTGGATTAATTGCTGCATCTGAAGCGATTAAAATAAAAGATGAAAAATGGAATCGTGAAAATATTATTAAAAATTTTGGACCTTATTTTTACAATGATGTTTCTGAGAGAGAAGTTTTAAATGTGGGGCTAATTGCAGGAAAAGCCGAACTCGTGAAAGACCTTTGTTTCACACTCTTTCAAATGTCTTCAAATCGCCCAGACTGGGTAGCCGATCAAGCCGCATATAATATGATACTTTCATTTGAACCTTGGAAATCTAAGTGTGCAATATTGAGATTAAGAGATGCATGGGCACTTAATGCTCATGTTACAAATAAGCCGGATCAAATGGAAGAATTTGGTCCATATTTATTGGAAAATCGCCCCTACATGGACGAAAATGGTAAAGTTGTAAACTCAGAAGGAAAACCTTTTGTTATTGTACATCAATATGATAGAATTCCAGAATGGATGGAATATTTCTCTAAAAAATATGGAATAAAAATTACAAAAGATACAAATACTGGCACATCACCTAAATACTTCCTATATAAATCGTAATTTTATAAATATGAGGTTTTGAAATGAGCAAAATCACTTTAGTTACCGCTTTCTATGATATCGGGCGCGGTGACTGGTCAACAAATGTCCACAAAAATGGTGGACCTCTCCCGCATTATCTTCAACGTTCTGTTGACAAATACATTGAACACTTCACAAGAATGTGTGAAATCGACACCGAAATAATCGTCTACACTTCACCGGATTTGGTTGAACGTCTTTCAAATATTTCTCCTAACGTAAAAGTTGTTTCATATGATTACGAGAATGTACAACAGGAACTAAGAGAAAAAATTCACAACATTCAAAGTTCTCCAGAATTTACAAGGAGAATCAATCCTTATCAAGTTCGAAACCCTGAATATTGGTCAAAAGATTATGTTGGAGTTACTTCACTCAAAGCTTTTTATGTTTATGACGCTTTTGAAAAGGGGCTCATTACTAATGATTGGGCATCATGGATCGATTTTGGATATTGTAGAGATGATGAACATATTCCTAAATCAAAAAAATGGGAATACGATTTTACTCCAGGAAAAATGCATTTCTTTAATTACAGGGAACCTGTATTGTCAAGAGCGATGGAGCAAATTCAAACGGCCGTTCTGAATAACCTTGTTTATATTATTGGTGGAGTTTTTGTAGGAGAAAAAGAACAATGGTGCATGCTAAAAACACACATGGAAAAATCTTTAAATGTTCTTTTTGAAAACAACTTGGTCGATGATGATCAAGGGCTTTTGCTCATGTCCTACTTCAGAAATCCTGAAAAATATGAACTTCATAAAATGCCTCTAGATCAGGATATTGAGCAAGTTCGTTCGATTTTGAGGAGATTTAATAAACATGAATAAGTTAGTCATATTTGATCTCGATGGTGTGTTAATTGATTCTAGAGAATTACATTATGATGCTTTGAACAAAGCTCTTGAAAAGATTGATCCGAAATATGTGATTTCTAGAGATGAACATCTAAGCATTTACGATGGGTTAAACACAACAAAAAAACTTAAAATGTTGACTGAAAGAAAAGGTCTACCCACATCTTCATACGATAAGGTTTGGGCTGATAAACAAGAAGCAACATTTAATTTAGTTCGTGGTTTTATGCCTAATTATTTTTTATCTGCATTGTTTTCGGATATTAAAAAAAGAGGATATAAAATTGCCGTTGCATCAAATTCAATTCGTGAAACAGTAAAATTGTCATTACTAAGTATTGGCGTACTAGATTCAGTAGACTATTACGTTAGTAACGAAGATGTTTCAAGGACAAAACCATATCCAGAAATGTACTGGAAATGCATGACGGCTTTGAACGCTCTTCCAAAAAACACTATTATAGTAGAAGATAGCCACATCGGAAGACAAGGCGCCATGGATTCAGGAGCGCATTTATTACCAGTTGAAAATTCACATGAAGTAAATTCTGATAGATTTTTAAAAAGGTTGACTGATATGATTCAAACGATTGAAGGAAAAAGTAAAAAATCATTACCTTGGAGGGACAGTAGGCTTAATGTTCTGATTCCAATGGCGGGTGCTGGCTCAAGGTTTGCATCTGTTGGTTATACTTTTCCAAAACCTCTAATTGAAGTTCGTGGAAAGCCAATGATTCAAGTAGTTGTTGAGAACTTAAACATTGAAGCAAACTATATTTTTATTGTACAAAAAGAACATTATGAAAAATATAATTTAAAATATCTGCTTAATGTCATTGCACCTGACTGCAAGATTGTACAGGTTGATGGGCTCACTGAAGGTGCAGCATGTACAACATTACTTGCAAAGGAATTTATTGATAATGATGCACCATTGGTAATGGCTAATTCAGATCAATTTGTTGAATGGAACTCAAATGAATGCTTATATGCATTTACTGCCGACTCTATTGACGGTGGAATCGTCACATTCGAAGCAACACATCCTAAATGGTCTTATGCAAAATTAGGAGAAGATGGTTTCGTGTCTGAAGTTGCAGAGAAACGCCCTATTAGTAATCTTGCAACAGTTGGCATTTATTATTGGAAACAAGGATCCGATTATGTTAAATATGCTGAACAAATGATTCAAAAAAATATTCGTGTCAATAATGAATTTTATGTTTGCCCAGTTTTCAATGAAGCAATTCAGGATAACAAAAAAATACGTATAAAAAATATCGAACGTATGTGGGGAATTGGAACACCAGAAGATTTAAATTATTTTTTGGATAACTACAAAGAATAACCTATAGAGAGAATGTAATATGTTAGAATCATTATTTCAAAATCATTATAATGATTGGAGGGAAAAGAGAATAAAAAAAATAGAAAATCTTTTGTCTGTTGATTTTATCAAAAATAAATCTATTTTGGAAGTAGCATGTGGGCTAGGTGATATAGGAAATTATTTTAGAACTACACATAATTGTAGTATTACATTCACAGAAGGCAGAAAAGAATATCTACCTATAATTCGGTCAAAAAATCCAAATAGTGAAATACATCAATTAAATCATGAAGAAAACTGGAACCTAAACAAAAAATTTGATATTGTGATAAATTTTGGATTACTTTATCACCTTTATAATTGGAAACAAGATTTAATTTGTTCACTGAATCATACTGACATTTTGGTTTTAGAAACGGAAGTAGCAGATTCGGATAAGCCCCTCTTCGAATATGAATTTACCGATAGAAATGATTACGACCAATCGATAACAGAAACTAGAAGAGTTAAAAGAGTTTCTGCAAACCACATAGAACATGTTTTAGAAGAAAACAATTTTTCGTTTGTTAGGTATGATGATGAAGATTTAAATTCAACAATGCACATTTATGATTGGAAAGTATCAGGGTCATCTGAAAAAGAAAATTTGGATCCCAATAATGACATGGGTAGAAGAAGATTCTGGATAGCAAGAAGAAAATGAAGATAGCGATGGTTACTGGTGGTCAACCGAGATTTAGAAATGCATGGATAACAAATATCACATCACTGCCAAGTGATAATGAAATACACCTTTATATGTATCTATGGAAAGATTACGGTAAAGCCAAAAAATTTGACAATGACGAAAAAGAAATAACTGAAAATAATGTTGAAAGATTAATCGTAAAAAATTTACCTAATAATTGCTTGTTAAAAAAATTTATTCAATGTGAAATGCCAAAATATGAAGAAATAGTACCAGAAGATATTGTTTCATTTCCGGGAGCAAATGGTTCTGTTCCTTCTGGTAAAAATTATATAGAGAGACTTTATATGCAACATTACTCTCTGCATAAAGCTTTCTGTTTAATTGACGAAGAATATGATTGTGTGATAAGATATAGGTTAGACGGAAACACAGAATATAAAATTGATTTAAACAAATTTAATTTAGAAGAAGGCATTTATATACCTGATAGTATGAAATTTTCTGAATATCGTGATTTTTGTCCGGAAATTAATGACCAGTATGCAATTGGAAGTATGAAATCTATGAAAGTTTATTTCGATCTTTATAACAAACTCTCTCAATATATAAGAGAAGATTCAAAATGTTTTCATTTCGAAACAATACTAAGTTATCACATGGTTAAAAATTCTATAAACGTAAAATCGGCTGAATTCCAATACAGGTTAGAAAGGTGAAAAATGAAAGTTGCTATTGTACTTACCGGGCATATGAGGTGTTGGAAACAAGTTTATCCAAATTTCAAACAACGTCTTGTTGAGAGGTATGATCCGGATATTTTTATTGAGACATGGGAAGATGAGGCGTATTGGGATCCACATAGTCAACATGGAATAGTTAAAGATGCTCCAAAAGTGAACTTTGACGATCTAAGAAATACTTACAGACCGATTGCAATGAGATTTGACTCATATGAAAAATATCAAACCTCATTCGAAGAAAGATCAAAGCAATATTCAAACTTCTATCATGTTCCTAAAAACATCATATCGATGTTATTTAAATTAGGGCGAGGAATTTTAATGTTAGAAGATTATATGTTTCTAACAGGTAAAACTTATGATCTTGTTATAAGAATGCGCCCAGATTTAGTTTTTAATGAACCTCTTCCTGAATTTGATCCGAATAAATTTTATACGTTAGGGTATAGGAACCATATGGGGCAAGGAACCTCAGATATGATTCAAGTGGGCAATTTTTTTACAATAAGCCTTTTCTCTAAACTATTACACCATCTTCCTCAGATTTATAGAGAAACAGGATTACTTTGCCCGCATGTTGTTTCAGAACATTTCATAAGAAGATTGGGTTTCCCATGGGAAGAATTCATGATTGATAAAACTATTATGCATACACCTCTCGGTGAATATAAACGAAAGGAGATGTATTTGAAATGAGATACATAGCACATCGAGGCTTATTGAATGGCCCGGACAAAAATTTAGAAAACTCTCCCGATCAAATTGAAAAAGTTCTAAAACACGGTTATGATTGCGAAGTAGACGTATGGGCAATTTATGATAAATGGTTTCTTGGGCATGATGAACCTCAATATGAAGTTCCTGTTAGTTTCTTAGGTAAACAGGGGCTCTGGATACATTGCAAAAATCTAGATGCATTGTATAAACTTAATGATTTACCTATTCATTATGAATATTTCTGGCATCAAAACGATGATTTCACGTTAACTTCAGGCAAGTTTATATGGACATATCCTGGCAAACATTTAACGAGAAAATCTATTGCTGTATTACCTGAAATAAATCAAGAATATTGGGATTATGTAAAAAGTTTAAATATTTTTGGAGTTTGCACAGATTATGTCGAAAAATTCATTTCCGAAATTAGCTCTTTGCCTGTCGGGCCAACCAAGAAGTTATTTTGATGCCTATCAATATGTTAAAAAGAACCTCTTAGATCATTTCACTGTTGATGTTTTTGCGCACTCTTGGAAAAGTTCAAATCAATTAAATCAACTAAAAATATATGAAGAAATAAACGCAATCTATTCTCCATTGCTTTTATTGTTTGACAAGCCTTTGAATACCAACATCAATAGTGATATGGTAGTTACTAATTCGTCACATCCAGCAAATTTCTGTACCTCGATGTTTTACTCGATACAAAAGGCTGACCATTTTAGGGTTGTCACAGAAGCCACTTTGAGTAAAAAATATGATTTTGTAATTCGAAGTAGATTTGATTTGGCCTTGAATTCTGTTATAGATTTCACAAAATTAGAAAAAGGAAAAGTCTATATTTCAAAAGATTTTGATGGTCCAAATCCATTATTAAATGATCAATTTGCAATAGCTGATCCGGATACAATGAATATTTACTCAAGCACATATTTTTTTCTGAGATATCACTATGATAGAGGTGTGACACTTTGTGGGCACTCTATGTTGGAAGCACAATTAAAATTGTTCAACATTCCAGTAGAAAGGATTGACATTAATCACCCATTCCAAGACGGTAGGTTTAATATAGGAAGGCATTCTCTTATCAGATCAGATATGGACAAATGGGTGGACATTAAAATCTGGGGTTACTAAATACCAAATAGTCACAGCGCACTACCCAGAGGTTTTAATGTTACCATTTAGGCGATTTTTAATCGAAGAAGCTTCTTCTCAGGACGAGGGGGAAAAACTTGTTCACATTGAACATCTGGAAGATCATCCTATAAATGATGGTTCTAAAGGCTTTGAACACGCTGTTGGAGCATTAGATCAAGCTCATCAACACATTATAGCTGGTGCACATGATTCTTCTCTTACTATGAAACATGATGGTTCACCATCAATAGTTTACGGCACTCATCCTGAAACAGGTAAATTCTTTGTGGCATCAAAATCCGCTTTCAATAAAACACCAAAAATCAATTATACACCAGAAGATATAGTTAAAAACCATGGGCACGCGCCTGGGCTGGTCGAAAAATTGACACATGCCCTGCATCATTTACCAAAAATAACACCACCTCAAGGAGTTTTTCAAGGTGACGTTTTGTTTTCCGGAAAAGATAAAGAGAAGGAAAATGGTAAAGTTAAGTTCAAACCTAATACCATAACATATTCAACCGATGAAAATTCAGACGATGGTAAGAAAATAAAGAAAGCTAAATTTGGTATATACAATCATACGGAATACGTGGGTTCTGATGCAAAATCCATGAAGGCGAATTACAGCCCAGATTTATCTAATTTTAAAAATCACCCAGATGTATATCATCGACCTCCTGGACATGATACTTCTAAGATTAAAATGTCTGGAGCACAACATCTAGAATATGCAAAGCATGTGAAGGTAGCACAGGACATACATGACAAACATGGAGATTACATATATGATTCCGTTTCTGGCCCTATTAAAGATCATGTCAAAACATATATAAATTCCACAGTAGACACTCAGGAAATGCCATCTGTTAAAGGATTGCAAGACCATCTAGAAAAGAAATATACAAAAGAAATAGACAAGAAGAAAACTGACGCTGGTAAAAAGAAATATCAAGATGAATTGGCCAGTATGATAAAACATACGAAATTACATAAACAAAATCTAGAAAATGTTTTCAAAGTTCACCATCACCTACAACAAGCAAAAAATGTTTTAGTGAATGTACTATCACAGCACACAGGTGATTTAGAACACGAAATCAAAGGTCAAAAAGTTAAACCTGAAGGATTCGTGATAAACCATCAGGGCAAATTATCCAAATTTAATGATAGAAACGAATTTAACCGTCTAAATCGATTGGCAAGAGCTAAATGAAGTCATTTCTACAAATTTCAGAAGAACAGAACAAAAAAATAGCCATACTTTTTGGTAGAATGAACCCTCCAACCAAAGGCCATGAGGAAAATGTAGAGGGGTTAAAAACAATGGCCAATAAACAAGGTGCAGATCACCTTGTTATTGCTTCACATTCCCAAGATGCCAAGAAAAATCCTCTTTCACCAGATGTTAAATTAAAACATTTAAAAAGGGCATTTCCAAACACTAATATTATCACATCCAGCAAAGAAAAACCAACAATATTACATCATGCAGCGGATGCTCATGCAAAAGGCTATACACATTTAACAGTTGTTGCTGGTGCAGATAGAGTCGATGAATATAAGAGATTATTGAATCACTACAACGGAAAAGGTGCCGATGAAGCAGGTCGCCCACTTAGACATGGAAATTATAATTTTAAAACGATAAATGTGGTGTCTAGCGGAGAAAGAAAAGAAGGAATATCTGGCACAGATATGAGAAATCATGCTACAAATAATGATTATGAATCCTTTAAGAAAAATCTTTCTTCTAGTATGAGAAATAATGATGCCCATGCGAGAGAATTGTTCAAAGATGTTCGTAGAGGAATGGGCATGAACGAAAACGTCAATCGTGGGTTATTCAAAGCAATTTTCGTTTCTGGAGGTCCAGGTTCTGGTAAAGATATAGTAATACGAGAAGCTATTTCAGAAAGAAAGGCTGTTGAAATCAATGCCCCCCTAGCTTTGGCAATACTAAATGATAAACATAAATTATTCGAACAGACTAGAGATATTAGAAGAGAAGCGATACGTAATAGATACCCACTCATAATTAATGGAACCACAAAAGACTATTCTGAAATAATTTCCGTTAAAGAAGAATTGGAAGAGTTAGGGTATGAAACAATGATGGTTTTTGTAAATACAACCGATGAATCTTCCAGAAAAAGAAATGAGAATCACACAAGAGTTATGGAAGAAAGTATTAGGAAAGAACGTTGGGAAAAAACTCAAATAATTGCACAGTCCTTCAATGAAAATTTCACCAAATACTTGGAATTTGACAATTCAATTAACTTAAATGAAGCTACTTTTTTTGAAAAACAAGAAAAGGAAGAGGATCTTTCCTTAATTTTCGAAATGACAAATTGGTTTTTTGATATTTCAGTCGAAAATGATATTTCGAATAAATGGTTGATGAGAAATAAAAAAATCAACATGAACAGTTTATTCGAACAAGCTTTCTTAAAAAATAATATGGGAGAAAATTATGTTTCAAAAAATAAAACAAATAGCAAGTCTTTTGATGCCAAAACAGAAAGCTGCACCTGTGGAACCTCAAAGGCACCCTCTAGACTCTTTAGTGGATTCCCAAGAAAGAAAGGTCAACGCATTCTTGACAACATCTGCCCCTCTTGCCAACTCACAGCCAAAGCAGGAAGAATCGATGATGTCCGTGACGGAGATATCGCGTCAAACACCAAGTACACCTTCAGAACCTATCACGAAGGAAGTCAGCCAACCTCTCCTACAGTTACAAGAGCCCCAGAAGCCAAAGAAACAAAGTTCCAACAAGACGCAGACAAAATCAAAGCCAAAAAACAAAAGACAAACAACTCAGAAGCAGGGAAAGTAATGAAAGTTTCGGGTATATCACCCGAGTATGATACACGAGGTTCAGGTACCGTATATCCAATGTCTGGGCTTGGAATGGTAACATATAGAGAACAAAAAGAAGATAAATATACCAGTGCCGCAGAGGTAAAGCAAAAATCTTTTAATAAATTTAGAAAAGAAGCAATTGATTCTCCTGGCATAGATATGGGTGTCACTGGTACAGCCCACGGGCCAACTAATAAAGAACCTTTAGAAACTTTAAATAAGATTGAAACAAATCCTATAATAAAAAAGAAGAAAAAATGAAAAGTTTCAAACAGTTTATCAACGAAGAAGTAATAAATGAAGCCACACCAGCTTGGCAAAGGAAAGAAGGTAAGTCTCAATCTGGTGGGTTGAATAGAAAAGGTATTGCTTCATATCGAAGAGAAAACCCAGGTTCAAAGCTTTCGATGGCAGTTACAACTAAACCATCAAAGCTTAAAAAAGGTTCTAAAGCATGGAACAGACGTAAATCATTTTGTTCCAGAATGACGGGGATGAAGAAAAGATTGACTTCTGCTAAAACGGCAAGAGATCCTAATTCAAGAATTAATAAATCACTTAGAAAGTGGAACTGCTAAACGGAGAAAAAGATGTTCACAAATAATAAATTTGCTAAGATGGATTCTATTGCGAACCTGGTTAAAAATATCCTTGAGGCCGACACAAAGGCTAAAATGGAAGAATTAAAAGGTAATCAGCATAAGATTGATAAGAATAAGAATAACAAAATCGATGCGCATGATTTTGCGATTCTCCGTGGGCAGAAGAAGGGTATGAAAGAAGAAGCCGAACAGGTTGATGAAGCAAGAGTCAAGGGCAAAGGGTACGACAACCCTGAAAATGAGCGCAAAGCTCCTGAAGGGCATGTATCAATGACAAGTCTAATGCCTGGGCATGATGAACGTGCAGCCAAGTTCCTAGCTCGTCAAGCTAAAGGTAAATTGGTTAAAGGTAAAGCACAAAGTGCACCACAAAAAGAAGAAACTGATCCAAATAAAACCACCACAGATACATTAAAGGGTAGAGAAAAATCTTCTTCTAATCCTTTTCTTTCAAAGAAAGTTATGATGGATGTTCCTGATAATGTCAAAGAAGAAGTGGAACAAATTGATGAACTAAAAATAAGTACAATGGTACGTTATGCAACTAAAGCCAATAAAGCTCTGATAGGTGGAGATAGAAGTAAGGAAGATAAAAGAATCAAAGGTATTAAAACTGCTCAATACAAAATACAAAAACAGAAAGCAAACAAAATTAAAGAAGAAGATGAACAAATTGATGAACGTACACTAACAAAACCAGAAACAGCAGAGAAAGAGCGTATCGTAAAAGGTATGAAAAAGAGTCTCGCTGGTTTCAAATCTCGTTATGGTGAAAAAGCAAAAAGCGTAATGTATGCAACTGCTACAGCAAGAGCAAAAGAAAAGAAATAAGGATTAAACCATGAGTGAACGCAGAAAACAGATATTTTTGGAAGCGATGAAAAAAACCAAAAAAGAATCTGTTATGGGTAAGTTAGCAAATGGTGACACCGATCCTATGGAGCCATGGTCAAAAAAACATGCACCATTGGATGAAGTCAACACTCAAATCCTTTGGAAATACATCAAGGCTATGGGTCGTGATCCAAGAACTATACCATTAGCTGACAGACTCAATCTTGCAAGAACAGATAGATTTAAAAAGTTCTCAAGAGATCATGCAAAGTATGATGATCTTGGAATGAAAGAGGATGCGATAAACGAAATGGATAATCGTACATCAAGTGGTGATCGCAGAGAACAGCGAAATAACAGCCCAGAAGCAATAGCCCAGCGTGAAAAAAAGCAACAAGAAAGATTAAAGTCTTTAAGCCCTGAAATGCGTAAAAAATTACGTCTTCCTGAACCAAAAGAAAGTGTGGCGGAAGAAATAGAACAAATTGATGAGATTAGTTCACAAACTAAATCATCTTATGTTCAGAAAGCAAAAGCACAAGTAAAAGAACTTCAACCTCATGCTAAAAAAGGTGAATATAAAGATTTAGCTAAGAACCTAATAGCACGCCGCAAAAAAGGTATTGCTATGGCTTCCGAAGAAACAGTAAATGAAGCTGGCACAGGTTTACTTATGTCATTCATCAAAGCAAAGGGATTAGATCCAAGAAGCATGGACGGCAATCAAAAAAACAAATATTCAAAATCAAGTGAATATAAAACTTTTAAGCACAGAAGAGTCGAAGCATCTGGTATGGGTGAACGCGGTGAGGATTGGAATGAAGAAAAGAAACCGGTCAAAGAAGCTGTAGATGCAAAAGATACTGTGACAATGGACATTCCATTGCTGATTCGTGTTCTTGAATATGCTCGTGAAGATGCAAAGACAGATATGGATCTACACAAAGTTGTAGAGAATCTTATCAATATGAGAAAAGATACCTTAACAATGAATGACTATGATTCAATAGTCAGCATCAAAGAAGAAGTTCAAATTGAAGAAGCGTTTGATGGATCGAAAGTTCGTATTCATTCTCCTGGGCACGAAATGCATGGTAAAATTGGTAGAGTGTTTGACCGCCACGAAGATGGTCGTGTAAATGCTCAATTTGAAATCGGACCTAAAAAACATCAAGTCCGAAACTATACACTTAAACCTGGTCAATTTAAAGAAGTTACAAATGAATCTCTTGCAGATGACATGATAGCACATTTAAGAAGTAAAGGTTTACCTGCTAAAAAACCTATGTCTAAAGCAGATTCAGATGCCTTTCTAAAAGCTAGAGCTGAAAAATTTAAACGTGAAAATCCTCCAAGACAACCAGAACCTTACAAAGAAAAGTATCCTTTAGGTGGTAGAGATGAAAGGTCTGGAAGAAGCTATAGTGAAGAAACTGAACATATCACCGAACTCAAAAAACAACCCGATAATCAAGATGCTGATGCTCATATTACACGAGAAGATTTAAGAAAATGGTTTGATCCAAAACATCCAGAAGGTGGTTGGAAAAGAATCAATAGTAAAGGTGAAGCAATCGGCCCATGCGCACGTGAACCAGGTGAACCAAAGCCTAAATGCATGTCAAATGAGAAAAGAGCAAAGCTGTCAAAAAAAGAAAGAGCGTCAGCAGTAGCAGCAAAACGTAAGCATGATCCTGTTGCTGATCGACCAAGCAAAGGCGGAAAGCCAGTCAATGTTTCAAACTTCGGCAAAGGTAAAATTTCTGAAGAAGAAACAAATGAAGCTTGTTGGGATACACACAAACAAGTTGGATTGAAGAAAAAAGGTGGCAAAATGGTGCCAAATTGTGTACCAAAAAATGAAGAAGTTGAAATGATTGATGAAAAGAATTCACCAACGAATCCAAAACTTTGGGCCAGAGCAAAATCTCTAGCTCGTTCGAAGTTCGATGTTTATCCATCCGCTTATGCAAACGGCTGGGCATCCAAATGGTATAAATCAAAGGGTGGCGGTTGGAAAGCAACAAAAGAAGAAGTTGAGATTGAAGAACAAAGAACATCAAATGATCCACGTAAATCAGGTACTTTTGAAAAGCAGCCAGACGGATCATTTAAGAGGGTTTCAAATCTTGATAAACTCAAAAGAAGATTAATGCAAAAGCATGGTGATAAATTAAAAAAGAAAATAAATGAGGGTATTTATGGTATAGAAGATTCACCAATGTCCGCAACAAATTCTGTAAAAGCTATGGAATCTAGAATGGCTAAAGAGAAATCTAAATCCGCCAGAATTATAAAAGCTATTTACAGGAAAAAGGGCATCAAAGAAACACTGTACGATTGGGAAAAATCAGAAAAAGGTGGTTCAAAAGAAGCTGATGCAAAAATTATCATTAAAGGTGGTAAAACTATGACTGGTCAAGAAAGAGATACGGTTGAAATCGACCCTGTACTCAAGACCAAATTGAACAGCCCGAATGGTAGACCCAATTAATAATAAATAGTAAATAGATTCTTTTAAGGAGTTAAAAATGTCCTCATGGGGAAATAACGATAATGCAGCAAACGCACCATACTGGGCTGTAAGTACAGTATCTACAGGTGTCAATCAAGCCGCTGCCGCTCCTACAGCGGCAAACGTTGCGTTACTTTATGGAAACACAACGCCTGACGTATATGTCACTAATACAACAGTTGGTTTGTTTTTAGTTGACAAAACCGAAATCACAGCAGGTGATGACAATGTTGTTGATATTTCAATCGTATCTGGTGGTTCCGGTTATGTTGAGGCTCCTGGTGTCACATTTAGTGGTGGCGGTGGTACAAGTGCAGCAGCAACAGCTTCCATTTCTGGTGGTGCCGTTAACAATATCCAAGTGACAAACGTTGGTTCGGGATATACATCGGATCCTACTGTCACAATTCAAGTACCTGTAATGACTATTGCCACAAGTATAGTTGTTGCAGCAAACGATACTATCATGTATGCCGCCCACGGGCAGGCAAATTCTGCGGCAGTTACATACAATAATGGTGGTTCAACCACAATGAACGGGTTGGTACAAGGTAACACCTATTTCATTATTCCAACAACTGCTAATAAATTTCAACTTGCAAATACTGCATCTGAAGCTGCTAGTGGTGTTGCTGTTAATATTCTTGGAACCGGTAATAACGGGCAATTTTTCACAATTGGCAATGGTGTGAGAGCAACTGCTGTTGCTGATCGCGGTTTAGGTCCAACTGGAGAACAGGCTGCACACATTGGTTGGAACTTAAAACGAGTTGGTGAAGGTGGACGTGCAGGTCGAGTAACATTTGAAACACTTGTAGCACTATCAAATCCGATTGGTGACGGTTCAGACGATATTACTTTACCTGACTCATAAAATAGGGGCTTTAAGCCCCTTTTTAAATAATGTTTGAAGATTTGGATGAAGATAACTTTTTAATGTATGCTATGAAAGCATACAATTCACCTCATTGTATCATGAGTGAATTTGAAGGAGATTTAAAGAGAACAAAGTATTTAAAAAGGCTCTTTAGAAGATATAAGATTACAAAAGTATTAAAAGAGAGATTGATTCTGAATCATTTAATACTACTTTACAATGTTTTTGGTGTCGAAGCAGCAACAAGAATTTTATTTTTCAGAGTAGATGAAATTGACTATGACATATTAAAAACATTTTTAATATATTTGAATTACATGCCTGAAAAAGTTAAAGGTATAAAAGGAAAAGACATTCACTCTTCTGATATATTAATTGACATGAATGTTGCAGAAGTTTTGAGGAAAATATGAAAACATTCAAACAATTCAATGAAGATGCAATGGCATCAGCAGGACCTACAAACGTAGTATCTACGGGTGCTATAGCCGGTTCTGGTGAAAAAGGTGGTGAACCTGGTGTGCATTTAAAAAGAAAAAGAGCAGTCATAATTCAACCAATGGCTAAGAGAAAGCCACCAAAAATTACATAAAATGTGGATACTGCAATGGTTACCAAATTGGTTATTTTATGTGATACTTCTTTTAGGTTTGATAGCGTTTTTAGTAACCTATCTTCTTAAATTTATTCCAATTCCTGCATTATACATTTACAGAACACCCATACAAATTGTTTCGGTGATAATGATTGTGTTTGGTGTTTATATGGCCGGTTCAATAGCAAATAATGAATCATGGTTAGCGAAAGTGAAAGAAGTTGAAGCTAAATTGGCTGAAGCGGAAGCAAAAGGTGCGCAAGAAACTGTTAAAATTGTTGAAAAAGTTGTAGTGCAGAAACAAGTTATAAAAGAGAGAGGTCAAGACATAGTTAAATATGTCGATAGAGAAGTTGTTAAATACGATAATAAATGTGAGATACCTCCACCTTTTGTAGAAGCGCACAATAAAGCAGCAGAAAAAATACAATGAAATATGTTGTACTTATTCTGTTAGTATTTGTTGCAGGATGTTCAACTCCTGTTCCAATTAAACCTAAGTTTCCAGAAGCACCATCAATGCTAATGGAACCATGTCTTGAATTAAAAAGATTAGAAAATGATGCAAAGTTAAGTGATGTGGCTAAAACAGTATCCGAAAATTATGCATTTTATCATGATTGTTCTTTGAAAAGCCGTGCGTGGGCTGAATGGTATAAAGTACAGAAAAAAATTTTTGAGGATGCAAAATGATTACACAGGAACAATTAAAACAATTATTACCAAAAAATCCTTATATCTCTCATTGGCATAAGGCACTTGAGCAGTTGTTTCCAGATTATGAAATTAATACACCACAAAGAATGGCCTCTTTCATAGCTCAATGTGCGCATGAGTCGGCAGGGTTCACTGCACTAGTAGAAAATTTAAACTATCGTTGGCAGTCATTAAGAAAAGTATTTCCAAAATATTTTCCAGATGATGCAATTGCACAAGACTATGCTTCACGCCCAAACAAGCAAGAAGCAATAGCAAATAGAATCTATGCAAGCCGGATGGGTAATGGTCCAGAAGAATCGGGTGATGGTTACCGTTATCGCGGAAGAGGTTTGATACAACTCACTGGTAGAAGCAATTATACATGGTTCGCAGCATCACTTGAAATATCTCCAGAAGAAGCATCAGAATATCTAACAACCTTTGAAGGTGCTGCACAATCAGCTTGTTGGTTTTGGGAAAGCAATAAACTAAATCAATGGGCTGACAAGGGCGATATTCTTACATTAACAAAGAGAATTAATGGTGGAACGATAGGACTAGATGATCGAATCAAACATTATGAACATGCTTTACACGTATTAGGAACACATTAATGTCAAATAAAACATTCAAATTATTTGCTGAAAAAATGGGTGGCAGACCTTCCGCCTCTTTTATCGGTAGAGCTGGTGAATTATTCTATGATCCAGAAATTGGATCTATCAAACTTTCTAACGGTACAACCTCAGGTGGTATAACCATCACGGAACCTGTTAGTGTTAACGTAGCAGACAATCAATGGTATGTTGATCCAAGTAGAACAGATATTGTAGCTGGTACTTCAACTGGAAGTGAAAACAATCCTTTCTTATCAATCACTGCTGCTTTGGCATATATTGAAGCAAGAATTGCTGATGGTAGTTTGACGATTGACATATCAGGAGGAATTGTTGATAACCCACAGTTTATTATTCTAAAAAGTGCAACTACAGAAAATATTACATTAACTCGTGGTCATATTTTTATTGTTGGTGATACACCAGACGCAGGACACATACCGATATGGATTCACGGACACGTTATTATTACACCATCTGTTTCTGGAGCAACTGCTCTAGATGTTAATCACTTTGGTTTGTTTCACGTTGCTATTCTTCCAACAGGTGCTTATCACGGCATTGAAATAAATGGTTCTAATACTTGTAGAATTTATCTAGAAGATACTTATGTGTACCAACAAAACAGTAGTAAATCTTGTGTATATGCAAATAATACTGGCAATGATACACGTGTATCATTGCTTAATTGCTCTATGTCGAGAGCATCTGGTTCAACTCATCTTATTGATATTCAGCGTGGATATTGTCAGATTGACAATCTTGAAACTAATGGAATTGGACAAGTATTGAACCTAGCAAACGATTCAACTGGAACTATGTTGAATAGTTCCATTGATGCTAATACGGGCGCTGTTATAACATTAAGTGGAACAGCACAATTTGGTATGGCTACTTGTATCCTTAATAATACTGGCGCTGCTGCTAACACTTATGGAGTTACAATGAGTGGAACTGCCAGTATGCAATTTGGCGTGGTTACATTTAATGTATCAAATGCACAAGCAACCAATCGTGCTATCAACGGTGTAGCAGGAAATGTGGTATTATATGCTAATCCAATATTCCGATATCTAACTTGCAGTAAGATATCAACAGCAATAACATTGATACCATTAGACACCGCGTTTACCGCAGTATAATATGATCACCTTAAACATTACGAACACACTTTACACGTTCTGGGGGTATAAATGGTGAGCGATAGAAAACTATTTCTTGGTCTACTCATTTTGTTATTACTTCCTCTTACACTAGCAATATTTGGTGGAGATCGTTTTAGATATCCTTGTCAAGATCCTAAAAATTGGGATAAGGAAATGTGTAAGATGCCGTATTGTGATGTAACAAGAACATGCCCCGAACACATATTCAAAGGACAACGTGATCCAAGATTAGGACCACCAGAAACGAGAAATCAACCACTAACACAAACTGGACAAACATGTCAAGCATGTCCCCCGCAAGGAGTGAATAATGCAAAATAATACGCCATTTGTATATACTGAAGATCAGTTGATGGCAAGATTGAAATTCTTTATTGGAGTTTGTCTTGCGCTAACACTCACAGGCATTGTATTCGTTGTATTGTATTCAATTATTTTTGTAACACAACCATTGAATGCAATGTCACCAATCGATCAGAAATTCTTTGAGCTAATTGTTCCGATTGCAACATTCCTAACAGGCACATTATCGGGTATTATGTTAGCGGGTAGACCGAAAGAAGAACAAGAAGCTATGCTTGCAGCACAAAAGCAAGCAACTGAGTCTTTCAAAACAACGATGGAAGAAACAAGAAAGCCTGCTCCAGAAGTAAAAAGAGCGGAGAAAGTTGAACCTTCACTAAGCCCACAAACAACAATACCTCCCGCACCAGGATTTGGTGGTAAACTAGCACCACCCCCTGCACCACAACCGGAGATTTAAAATGCCACCAATTGTAAGTATTTTCCAATCAAGCATAACCGATGATGGTCTGAGCAGTAAAAGAATAGTTACGTTTCTCGCTTTTATACTTTGCAGTGTCGCCTTTTTAGCAAATCTATTTTTTGGTTTCAAAATAGATACACATCTTTTTGACGGTATGATGTATATCTCAATTGCAGGATTAGGTGTAACAGTAGCCGAGAGATTTGCACCAAAACCTCCAGCAACACCACAACCATTACTTAAATAAGGGGCTAAATATGAAACTGATTATAACAGCAGCAATCATAGGTTTAATTCCTCTGCTAAGTTATCATAATATCTCATTTGCCGCAGCAGAAGTGAAAAAAGTATGTGTCGATAAAATAACAAATGATGGCAAAAAAGTTTTAGATAAAGATGGTAAACCTGTTCAAGAATGTAAAGAAATCAAAGTGCACCAAAAACTAGAAGGCACGAAAGTTCCAGAGAAAAAATAATGGACGAAAAAGAGTCGGTACAGATGAAAGTGGATGTAGGTGTACTTAAAACACAAGTAGCCTCACTGACTCAACTCTGTGATAAAATGGACAAAGTAATAGAAAAACTTATGGACAATCAAGACAAAAATGTCAACCAAATATATTCAGATATGGATAAAAGAAAAAATGATACAATTATGGATATAAAAGAGCTGCATTCCAGAATAACAACAGTCGATAGAAACTTATCTGATAAAATAGAGTTGACTGAACGAAGGATTATGGAAGAAATTAAGTCTCTTCGTGATCATATAGAACAACACAATAAAAAAGAAGATGGTGAAATTAAAAAAATACTAGAATGGAAATGGATGGCAGCAGGAGGTATTGTTGCATTGGCATGGTTGATTTCTAACGTAAATCTTGATATGATTAGTAAAATGTTCAATTAAACTTTTCTACACTTTTGTTATGTCAATATACATTGATCGAAAATTCTTAAAACTCCTTTCACCAAAATTGAGTAGGTTCTCTGAGAAAAAAGAGGACTTATATAATTTTAGGTGCCCCTTTTGCGGTGATTCTAAAAAGAATCAACTCAAGGCTAGAGGGTATGTTTACAGAAAGAAAAATGATTATTATTTTAAATGCCAGAACTGTGGTGTCGGGCATACAATGTATAATCTTATCAATTTATTAGATGGCAATCTTGCAAAAGATTATGCGTTGGAAAGGTTTACAAATGGCGAGACAAAAAATCATAATTATCCCAAACCAGAAAAACCAGAAATAAAATTTGAAGCGCCAGTATTTACCAAAAAGAAAATGGTAATTAATCTTCCTAACATCAAAAATTTGTCAGAAGAGCATTTTGCAAGACAGTATTGCATAGGAAGAAAAATTCCACAGGATACATATGATAATCTATACTATGCTGAAGATTTTAAATCTTTCGTAAACGAAATCTTTCCTGATAATGAAAAGGATTTAAAAGACGATGATCCTAGACTTGTAATACCCTTTTATGATGAAGATGGTTCTCTTTTAGCGGTTCAAGGTAGAGCATTACGTGATTCAAAAATCAGATACATTACAATTAAATTTAATGAAGATTCTATAAAAGTATTTGGTTTAAACAAAGTAAACAAAAACGAAAAGGTCTATGTTACTGAGGGCCCTATTGACTCTTTATTTTTACCAAATGCTGTAGCAACTGCTGATGCAAATTTAACAAATTCATCGAAGTATATTCCTAAAGAAAATATAGTATTGATTTTTGATAATGAACCAAGAAATAAAGATATTTGTAAAATGATGGATAAAGCAATCGAAAATCATTTTTCAATATGTATTTGGCCAGAGATGATTGAAGAAAAAGATATAAATGAGATGATTTTAAGCGGATTTACACAAGAAGAATTAATTGATATAATTGACAAAAATACCTTTGTGAATTTAAGAGCGAAAATGGAGTATATACAATGGAAGAAAATTTAGTAAAGTTAATTAGTTACTCAAGAGGTGAAGATGGTAAAAATTTATTGGAACAAATTGCTTTTGTTGCAAGAGTCTCAAATCCATCTAATCAAAACAACGATGCAACAGCAGAAAAGTTAGTTCGTTATCTGATTAAAAATAATCACTGGTCTCCTCTTGAAATGGTTTCCGCTTGTCTTGAAATCAATACAACAAGAGATATTGCAAGACAAATCATCAGGCATCGTTCTTTCTCTTTTCAAGAGTTTAGTCAGCGATATGCGGTAGCTGATATGGGATTTAAACTAAAAGAAGCAAGATTGCAAGATACGAAAAATAGGCAAAACTCTGTAGAAATTGATTTCAATAACGACAAGGAAAGGCAGCTTGCTTATCAATGGGAGATGATGCAACAAAGAGTTCTTACGGAGGCAAAAAGTGCTTATGAATGGGCTATCGATAAAGGTATTGCAAAGGAGCAAGCAAGAGGTGTTCTACCTGAAATAACAGTATCTAGAATTTACATGGCAGGAACCATTAGGTCCTGGGTTCACTACATACAACTCCGCTCCGCAAACGGGACACAAAAAGAACATCGTGAAATAGCTCTTGCTTGTGCAGATACACTTGAATCTATTTTTCCAATGATTAAGGAGTTTGTTAATGTATAATGATGTGGTTAAATTTATCGAAGCGTGTGAACAAGAACGTTGTATTGAAAATATTAGTCTGTATCGAAATCTTATTAAAGAAGAGTTTTGGGAATTTCAAGATGGCTTAAAAAAACAAGATGATATTGAACAACTTGACGCATGTATGGATATGATTTGGGTTATTCTGGGTTATTGTTATATGAAAGGTTATAATGTAGAAGGTGCTTGGAAGGAAGTTGCAAACTCAAATTTGTCTAAAATAGATCCTGTGACAGGCAAAGTTAAAAAGCGTGATGATGGTAAAGTTTTAAAACCAGAAGGGTGGAAGCCTCCACAACTAGAATTGTTTGTATAAGGAAAAAACATGCAGTATTTGGATATTGATATAGATTTAAGTAGGGATAATTTATTCGACACTCTTGGAATAAAAAGATTGCAAGAATCCTATATGATGGAAAACGAAACATCACCACAACATAGGTTTGCGTATGTATCAAAAGCATTCTCTTCCTCGCCGGAACACGCTCAAAGGTTATATGAGTACAGCAGTCAGCATTGGCTCAGTTATTCTACTCCCATTTTGTCTTTTGGGCGTTCTCGTCGTGGCCTGCCTATTTCATGTTTTCTACCCTACCTACACGATAGCGCAGAAGGTTTGGTGTACTGTCTTTCAGAGGTAAACTGGCTATCAATGTTAGGAGGCGGAATTGGAATTGGTCTTGGAATACGTTCTGCTGATGACAAGTCTGTTGGCATTATGCCTCACCTTCGTACTTACGATGCCTCCTCGTTGGCATATCGTCAAGGTCGCACTCGCCGCGGTTCTTATGCTGCATATCTTAATGTTTCCCACCCTGATATTCATCTCTTCCTTGAAATGCGGAAACCAACAGGCGATCCTAATATGCGAGCATTAAATCTGCATCATGGTATTAATATCACTGATGATTTTATGCAGATTATTGAGAAGTGCATGCTAGATTCAAGTGCTGATGATTCTTGGAATCTAGTTGATCCAAATAATGGTGAAGTTAGAGACACAGTTTCAGCCAGAGAACTGTGGCAAAAAATTCTTGAAACGAGAATGCTCACCGGTGAACCTTACATTCACTTCATTGATACAAGCAATCGTCACTTGCCTTGGTTTCAAAAAGAAAAAGGATTGTCTATTAAACAATCAAATCTTTGTAGTGAGATTGTATTGCCAACAGATAAAGATCGAACCGCAGTATGTTGTTTGTCCTCATTAAATCTGGAGTATTATGATGATTGGAAAGATAACGAACTTTTTCTTCGGGACGTGGCCGAGATGCTTGATAACGTTCTACAGTATTTCATTGATAATGCTCCTGATAGCATTTCACGAGCAAGATATTCTGCTTCTATGGAACGCTCTATTGGTATTGGTGCCCTCGGTTTTCATGCATATCTACAAAAGAAAAACATCCCCTGGGAATCATCACTCGCAGTGAGCGTAAACAAAAGAATCTTTAACAATGTGAGAGGTAAACTCGATGTTGCAAATAAAGAATTGGGCACCGAACGCGGTGAAGCCCCCGATTGCGTTGGCTCTGGGAATCGTTTTGCCCATCTTATGGCTATTGCTCCCAATGCAAGCTCATCTATTATTATGGGTAATACCAGCCCTAGTGTTGAGCCTTATCGCGCTAATGCTTATCGTCAAGACACTCTATCGGGATCTTTCTTGAATAAAAATAAGTTTCTCGATAAAATCATTAAGGAGAAGTTTGATGAACAATCAGTGGACTACCAAGAAATCTGGTCAAGCATTATTGCAAACGACGGATCAGTTCAGCACCTTAGTATACTATCTGACTGGGAAAAAGACGTATTCAAAACGTCTATGGAGATTGACCAGCGATGGATTGTGGAACACGCAAGTCACCGACAGAATTTCATTGACCAAGCGCAATCCATTAACCTCTTTTTCAGACCTGACGTAGACATTAAATATCTTCATGCTGTACACTTTCAAGCTTGGAAACAAGGTCTCAAAACTCTTTATTATTGTAGATCAGAAAAAATCGGCAAAGCGGATAAAGTTTCAAACAAAATTGAAAGGCAAGTTATTCAAGAGGTCGATCTCAAAGCACTTGCACGTGGTGAAGAATGTTTAGCGTGTGAGGGTTGAAATGTCTTTTCTAGTTGCAAACCTTCCTCCTGTACATTGTTATATTCGCCGTGAATTCCTTTATGATTTTGAAAAGGGTCACGGCGAATATGAACCGTGTATTTGGGTATCAATTAAAAGTTTGAGAAGTCAAGCTTTTCGAATCGAATCATATCTTCCTAGATATGGGGCACTTTATGATAAATTACCTTTACATGCATATGTAAGCAGAAAGGATAATTTAGAGATATCTTCATTTTTACCTCTCGATACTCTTCAAATATGGGATTGCTTCAGCTATAATATTGCAATCTTACAAAAGGCATTTCTTCGAAACTTATCATGTCAGTTTTATGCAAAAGATAAACAGCTTTATTCTGGCAATTATCTTTTTACTGTTGACAATGCAAGCCCAGATTTGAATATAATCGACACTAGCTATAGTGAATGGCCAGAAGATCATAAGTCATTCAATTTTATTGAACTTGATAATGGGCAATATGCAGCACAGCCAAATAATCGATGTATATTTTTTGATGCTGCAAGCAACCCAAAACAAATGTTGTTTCCAGATTTTAAAGTTTGCACAAAAAAATATATTGTAGAAACAAATCCAAAATGGCGTTTGGGTGATACAACTGATGTAATGTATACCAAGTAAAGGATTCAAATGAAAAAGATTTATCGTTTTACTGCCTCTTGGTGTCAACCATGCAAGGCATTATCAAAAAATTTAGAGTTAGCTAATTTAGATATTCCAATTGAAGTGATTGATATTGATGTTTTCGAAGATATTGCTATTGAATATGCAATTCGATCAGTTCCAACTTTAATTCTGAAAGATGGCGAAACTGAAAAAGGGTTGGTTGGAGTACATTCACCAGAACAAATAAGAGAGTGGGCAAATGGTTAAAAAGAAACTAAAACTAACAGATGAACGAAATTATTTTAAACCTTTCACATATCCTTGGGCATATGATTCATGGCTTAAACATGAACAAAGTCATTGGCTACACACTGAAGTTCCAATGATCGAAGATGTTAAAGATTGGAAAAACAAATTGACACAAAATGAAAAAGAATTTCTTACGCATATTTTTAGATTTTTTACGCAGGGAGATATTGATGTTGCTGGCGGTTACGTCCGTAATTACTTACCTCATTTTCCTCAGCCTGAAATTCGTATGATGTTATCTGGTTTTGCTGCGCGAGAAGCTTTACATATTGCTGCATATAGTCATTTGATTGAAACTCTTGGGCTACCAGAAACTACATATAATCAATTCTTTGAATATCAAGAGATGCGTGATAAACATGATTACGTTTTGAATCAATCTAATAGCTTAGTGAACACATCATCTGTAGCAAAAAATATTGCATTATTCTCCGCTTTTACTGAAGGTATGCAATTGTTTAGTTCATTTATTATGCTGCTGAATTTTCCGCGTCAAGGAAAAATGAAAGGTATGGGTCAAATCGTAACTTGGTCGATTGTTGATGAAACTATGCACGCCGAGTCAATGATTAAATTGTTTAGAACCTACATAGAGGAAAATCGTGAAATTTGGAACGATACTCTCAAATCTGAAATCTACACTATTGCAACAAGAATGGTTGACCTCGAAGATCGTTTTATTGATTTATCATTCGGCATGGGCGATATGCATAATCTATCTTCTGATGACGTTAAAACCTATATTCGTTACATTACTGATCGTCGCCTTATTAGTCTTGGTCTCAAGGGCATAATGAAAGTGAAAAAGAATCCATTGCCTTGGGTTGAAGAAATGATTAATGCACCAACTCATACCAATTTTTTTGAGAATCGTGCTACTGATTATGCAAAGGGTGCATTATCTGGAACATGGGATGAAGTTTGGGGAAAAGCCGCTTAATTTTGAAAGGAGAATAATCATAGAAAAAGTAATAACAGCAGAGTGTTCTGAATGTGAATCATCTTTTGAGTTAGTCTATGAAGAAGAACTAGTATCTGACGATACGCCAAGTTTTTGCCCATTCTGTGGCGAGAAAATCGAGGACATCCAAGAAGAATATATAGATCAGGATGACTTTGATGATGAGATAGAGGGATGGAAATAAATTGGATTTACGAAGATAAAGATTTTTCTGAAGAGCAGATAGAGGATAACTATGGCTTTGTATATGTAATTACAAATTTACAGACCGGTAAAAAATATATCGGGAAAAAGTTTTTTTACTCGTTAAAAACAAAAGTTATTAAAGGTAAGAAAAAACGGCAAAAATTATCTTCGGATTGGAAAACATACTTTGGTTCTAACACAGAACTACAAAATGATGTTAAACTACTTGGACAAAGTATGTTTAAAAGGGAAATAATTTATCTTTGTAAAACAAAAGGCGAGTGTGGTTACATGGAAGCAAAAGAACAATTTCAAAAATGTGTTCTTGAATCAAACGAATACTACAATACTTGGATAATGGTAAGAGTTAGAAAAAATCACCTAAAAGGTATTAAATGATGGACTTAAAAAAGATTGATCCTAGTTTATATGACGGTGTTGATTTTTATCGTCAAGACAATCAATCAATTAATATTTCGGCATTTAAACTAATAGAAACAGGTAATAAAAAAGACGGCTCGCCAATGGGCGATTTGTATGATATTATCATATTTCCTGATGTAAACAAAAAACCTTCTTTGCCAGAAAGATTTCAAGCAATATTAACTTCACCTTTAGATTATGTGGAAAGAATGGTTGAAAGTGGTTTTCTTGGTGTTGTTGTGCGAGCAACAGACACCTCTGATGACTACATGAAAGAAGTTTTCGATGAAATTAATGAAAACATGACTGTTTGTATTAAAAACTATGAGGAACGTGAAAATGTTAAATAAGTATGAACTTAAAGAAGTTTTGCAAAATTCGGTTGTTACTGTTGTTTTCACGAAGGTTGACGGAACAGAAAGAGTGATGAATTGTACGTTGCTCCCGGAATACATTCCACAAGTTGTTGCAGAAAAACAACAACTTTTGACAGAAAGCTTGCCAAAAGCTGAAAATCCTAATACCATATCTGTATGGGACGTAGAAAGCAATGGTTGGCGTTCATTCCGTATTGACTCTGTAAAGACTGTAACTAAAAATGAGACTCACATCCGTTAAAGATTATGAAAAGGTACTTTCAGGTGGTGAACCCACCTGGAAGAATGGCGAATCATCTATTGTCAAAGCATTGAATTGGTACAACTATCATTCAGATTCAAAAGATAGTAAAAAGTACACTATTCATTATCTCAAAGAAAATAAAACCAAAAAAGAAACACTCGATTTGATCGAAAAGGCTCCAGAGGACCTTTTTTCAAATCTTGGTTTTGTTTGCCGTATTAAAATGCGTGGCGGTCCAATTACTGAAAATAATCAGAAATGGATTGATACGACAATTCAAAGCATAGCAAAAAAAGTTCAGCCTGTTATAAAAGTAAAGGCAGAAGAAGTCAAGACTGTATCAATTCAAGATCGAATTCAAGAAAAATCAAAAGAAATAATTGGTGAACTTGAAAGTATTGTTGATGATTGCTTTTCTGTTCGTGATTTTGATGCAGTTGATCCGTATGAAATCATGCAAACACTCTCCGTAAAAGGTGTTCACGCCAATCATATCATTTCCTTTTTTAAGACTCGTGTATCTGAATTTGAAGAAGTGCTTTCAAGCAAAGATTCGCAATTGATTGAAGGTTATTCAAACTTTTCAAAAAGTGAACTCAAACAATATCTTGCATATCTTAAAAGAATCATTTCTGATGCGGAACGAATCACTCATGTAAATAAGTTGACACGGGCTCCTCGAAAGAAAAAAGCTAAACCTGTCGATAAAGTGATTTCAAAATTGCAATTCAAAAAAGAAGACTCAGAATACAAAGTCGCATCGGTGAACCCAGCGGATATTGTAGGCTGCACTCAACTTTGGGTGTTCAATACGAAGACACGTAAAGTCGGTGTGTACAATTCAATCGACGATGCTGGGCTTTCGGTAAAGGGTACTACAATCATCAATTTCAACGAATCAACCTCCGTACAAAAAACTCTTAGAAAGCCTGAAGTGTCTCTTCCTGAACTTATCAAAGCCGGTAAAGTTACACTTCGTAAATTTTTGAGTAATATCAATGCAGTCGAACAGTCGTTGACAGGAAGAATTAATTCTGATACTATTCTTGTCAGGATTATCAAATAAAGGTTATCATGATTTTAATTGATCTCAATCAGGTTCTATTGTCTGGCATCATGGCACAAATTTCCGACAATAAAACCAAAATAGAAGAAGGGCTTGTTCGCCATCTTGTTTTGAATGTACTTCGCACACATATCAAACAGTTCAAAACTGAATATGGTGATGTTATTCTCTGTTGTGATAATAAAAACTATTGGCGCAAAGAATACTTTCCTTATTACAAAGCTGGGCGCAAAAAAGCGCGAGAAAAGACCGATCTTGACTGGCATCTGATTTTTCAAATTCTTGGTGAAATTAAAAAAGAATTGAAACTTTATTTCCCATATCGCGTACTTGATATTGATGGTGCAGAAGCCGACGATATCATTGGCACACTTGCCGCAAAATATGCAACCCGTGAAAAGGTACTCATCATCTCAAGTGATGGCGACTTTCTTCAACTGCAAATAAACAAGAATGTTAAACAATACAATCCTGTTTTGAAAAAATATATCAAGTCGGATAATCCCGTTCTTGATCTAAAAGAAAAGATTATCAAGGGTGACAAAGGCGATGGTATTCCAAACATCATTTCACCCTCTAATTGTTTCATCATGGAACAAAGGCAAAAGCCCATCACTAAAAACAAACTGAGTGATTTTCTTGATACGCACCATTCTTTTTACGAAGAATCTGCAAGGCTCGGTTTTTCCCGCAATCAAACATTGATTGATCTTAGTTTTACACCACAAAATATCAAAGACCAAATCAATGAAGCTTTTGAAAACACAAAGCCGGCACCCAAGTCTGCTTTGATTAATTACTTCATGGAAAAGAAACTTAAAAACCTAATGGATGTTATCGAGGAATTTTAATGAGAAAAAACATTTATGAAATTTTTGATGAGTTTGAACTCGCAAAAACAAAAAAAGATAAAATTGATGTTCTAGCAAAACATTGGTCGCCAACACTTAAACTGGTTTTGCAACTTGCATATCGACCAGAAGTTCAGTGGAAGTACAACAAATATCCGGAAGAATACCGACCTCAAAGCACTGTAGAAGGAATTTCTTTTGCATCACTTGATACAGAACTAAAGAGGCTGTATATTTTTCAAAAAGGAAATCCAACCGCAGAGAAACTAACCGAAAAAAGAAGTAAAGAACTTCTTATTTTGGTTCTAGAATCTCTTGAACCACGTGAAGCGGATGTTGTTATGAATATTTTTAAAAAGGATCTGGATGTGAAAGGATTGACAGTTAAGTTTATCCGTGATAACATTCCAGGAGTCTTGTAAATTAACTACGGAGTATAATAAGTGTCAAAATTCGTTGGAAAGTTTCGTCAAAATCGTAACTATATGGACGATGATGATTATTCAAAGGGCTTCTCTAAAAATAAAAAACGCAAAAAAGATGAATATCGAGAAATGCGTAAAATGAAAATGCGAAATCAGGATGATGACGCATATGGTTATGATGATCATGAAACACCAAAACGAATGAAATCGTATTAAAAAAACAACACTTGACAGGATCCGTCGGATGTGCTAGAATAGCAGTTCGACGGAGAATACATTATGCTAATCTACACTGCGACTCAAAAGTCAAAGCACAAACTCGCGCCTAAAAAAGAGCGAGAAGAATATGATGCTTGGCTCAAAAAACATCAGACCAATCGAGTTATTAAACCTATTACTGCAAAACCAAAATATGAACTAAAAGTACCTCCTGGTCGGTCTACGACAAAACACATTCCATCTGTGGATTCTGGGCTTTCCTTTGCGGCTGCTGCACCTCGCAAAGTTTACACTGGAGATAAAATCATCGGAATCGGCACTTTGCACAAATCCAATGCTGTTCCAATTTTTTCCGATGAAGAAGCCAAAGATATTGCTAAAATGAGGAGGTAACATGAACGAAAAATTTGAAGATATGCAACCCTGGCAACAACTGACACGAATTATTGATTCTTGGATCAATCCTTTTGTGGGCTTTTGTACTATTGAAGATGCACCTGACGGTTCTGGTGACGGAATTCTGACTTTTCCTGATGGATTCTGTGAAAAAGTGGGCTGGGAAGAGGGAGACACAATAAATATTGAAGCTCCAGGTGACGGAACGCTTGTTTTGACAAAAAAACAACAGTAAAACTCGTAAAAACTCAAAAAACTTGACTTTTTTGTCGAAAATTGCTAAAATTTCACTCAAGTAAGCAATTTTAACAAGGAAAAGTGATGCTTCTTCAATCAAAATCAAATCTTGCTCGTCTGATGGCTACGGAAAACATTTTCATCGAGCAAAAAAAAGTTTCAACTGCGTTTTTTGACCTAGAAAATCGCACTTTGACAATTCCTGTGCTAAACGGAAAACTCTCCGCTGAACTTTATGACCTTTTGCTTGGGCATGAAGTCGGGCATGCGCTGGAAACTCCAAAAGAAGGCTGGCATCATTCTGTTGTCGATCTAAAAGTCAATCGTACCATACTCAACGTATGCGAAGATGCGCGTATCGAGAAAAAAATCAAACGCAAATTTCCTGGAATTCGCCCATCCTTTCTGAAAGGTTACCGCGAACTCATGGATATGGACTTTTTTGGTGTTAAAGGGCATGATCTGAATTATCTTAACTTTATTGACAGGCTCAACCTGTACACTAAAGGCGGTTCAGCGCAGGGGATTGAATTTCTTCCTGTTGAAGAAGAACTTCTACGCGAGGTTGAAGAAACAGAAACCTTCGATGAAGTTGTCAAAGTCGCGCTTAAAATTCAAGAGTATATGAAACAATCGGCCGAAGAAGAAAAGAATCTTTCTTTGACTGATATATTCATTGATCTGGATGAACTCGAAGAATCAGATTATGATGAAGGTGATGACTTTTATGAGGATGTTTTTGAAGTAGGCGGCTCAAAAAGCAACAGCAAAGAGAATAAGAGTAAAGAGGATAAGAAATCCAAACTCCGTGGTGCTGGGCTTGACGGTTCAATCGATTCAGAAACCGACAAAACTTTCCGTGAAAAGGAAAACCTTCTTCGTGATTCTTCATCACGTTATGGTTCAGTCTATGCTAACATTCCAAAATTGAACTTGGAAAATATCATCGTTCCATATTCCTATTTGATGAATGAGTTTGACAATGAAAACAAAAAATATTCTTTTTATTCACTAAACGAATATATTTCAAACTTCAACAAATTCAAAAACGAAAGTAGTAAAGTTGTTTCTTACCTTGTCAAAGAGTTCGAACTTCGTAAGAATGCGGAACAACAATCGAAAGTTCGCATTTCTAAGACTGGCGATTTGAACATGAACCGTATTCATGAGTATAAATTGACCGATGATATCTTTGCGCGCCTTGCATCAGTGCCCAATGGTAAGTCACATGGGCTTATCATGTTCATTGATTGGTCTGGTTCGATGACGAATCATATGAATAATACGGTAAGGCAACTTTTGAATCTTGTTTTATTCTGCAAGAAAATCAATATTCCGTTTGATGTATATGGTTTCTCGACACACCTTACACTTGAAAGGAGTATGAGAATTAATGATAATGAAGATATCTTGAGCAAAGAGGTAAAGATTGGTGATCTTAGCCCAAATCCTTTTTCTCTTCTTCATTTGCTTTCAAGTAAAATGAAAGTTCGTGAGTTTACGAAAATGTGTTCAATTCTTCTTGGGCTTGGTGCGAAGCTTTCACGTACACAGATTGGTAAGCCACTTGAAAATGGTTTAGACATGTCGGTTCCAAACATTCTTTCGTTGTCGGGTACTCCTTTGAACGAAGCCATTCTTGCTTGTTTTGAAATTATTCCAAAATTCAAGACCGACAATAAGGTACAGGTTGTCAATACGGTGTTTCTGACTGATGGTGAAGGTTCGACCATTTATGGATATTATGAAGAGCAAAATGCAAGAAAGTTAAAAGGTTTCAATAATTACCGTGATCGAATCATCTTTCGTGATCCGGTGACAAAAGCAATTGCAGAAGTGTATGATACGATTGGTAATCCTTCCACCCAGGGCACTGACCAATCGATTGCGCTTTTGAGATTGTTGAAACAGCGGACCGACAGTAACATCGTTGGTTTCTATATCACTTCAAGTCAAGATGCTCGCGCTTCAATTTCGAACTTCATTACAAGAGAAGAAAAGAAGTCAATTGATACTTTTATGTCAGAGTTTCGCCGAAACAAGTATGCGATCTTGCAGAATGCTGGATTTGACGAATATTACTTTCTTCGTTCAAACGATTTGGTTATCGATGACGAGAATGATTTTGAAGTCTCATCAACGACAACCCGAGCATTGGTCAGCGCATTTTCTAAATATACGACCAATCGAATTACAAATCGTATTGTACTTAATCGTTTTATTCAATTGATTGCATAGGAAAATTATGATTCATATTCATCGAAATGTATTGTCGGATGAACTCATTGACAGACTGTTTGCGTGGAACGAAGAAACAAAAGGTGGTGACGTATGGGCATCCAATCAGGCCAAATGGTTGGATGTTCTGAAGTATGCTACGACGGGAACGATTCTTTCCAGAGTTTTACCTGACAATTTTAAGAACGACATTTTCAATGACCTCTATCAAAGAGGAAAGATTGATTGGATGCCGCATACTGCATCGGCGCTTTTTTACATGGGCTTTCCACTTTCCTGTGTAAACTGGCATCCAGACTTTCCCGATTTTGATGCAATGTCGATTTATCTAAGTAAAGAGTGGGATTCAAATTGGGGTGGTTGGTTTGCATGGACCGATGAGCGAGCCGGAAATGATCTGACGCAACCGGCGTTTAATGTTCCGTATGGTAAGTTTTTTGTACCTAGTTACAATTCAGCCATACATTCGACGAACACCGAGTGGCATTGTACGACGCCCATTTCACCAAAAGCACCAGTTAGATATTCGATTCAACTTTGGTTCTCAAAAAAGACATAATCTATAATGCCTGACGATCAGAAATATTTCAAAGCTCATCTGATTAGGTATCGTGATCCAGACTCAGAGGATTATATCTGGTTCTGGATTCATCCTTCTACAGGTAGAAAGATATCAGGTGACTTTCTAAACCAAGAAGACGCCGAGATATGGTTCAAAGAAGTCATGGAAATCCACACTCAAACAAACGACCTTATTGCCAGAGCAAGATATGGCAAGTTTTTCAAACTCAAAGCAACCCTAGATGAACCTTACATTTTAAAACCAAACTGCCCCTTTTACTTTACAGTCGAAGACGGTAACCTCCTTTCAATACGAATCCTCGCTTTAGATATAAAAGAAGCCCAAGCCCGTACCAGAGAATACTTTAGAGTCAAAGAATGGATTAAAGGTAATCCAAAGAAAAAACCCGAGGAAAAGAAAAATGACTGATGTTAAACCTGACGATAAAAGCGATGATCAACTCCGTCAAGTAGTAGAAGAATGCATTAAAGTGATTGAAAGTACCAACCTTGGTGATACAGCCCGTACATCCTACGATACTTCACTGGTAGAATACACCCGCCAGAGATTTATACGTGATATACGAAAACGATTCAATCTAACTAACAGTAACTACTAGGAGTAAAAAGAAATGACCGAAGTTAAAGATATCTCAACCGAAACAAAAACCTGCAAAATCTACCAAGATGCGAATGGTACGTATGTAGTAGAATTTATCAATGGTGAACTCGCAGTAATGGCTGGAGCATTCTCAACAGTAGAGAAAGCCGAAGAAAAAGGAAATGAACTGCTCGTCGCCGAACATGTCTCTGGTGAAATGCTGGTTGGTGATGTATTACCCACTGAAGCCTCCACTGAATAACTCTGGGCTACTCTGGGGCCCCTGAAAAAAATTCCGTATTAGGAAAAATCGAAAATTTGTGAGGGGGCCCCAGAAAATAAATTTTTAAAAAAAAGAGTTTGGGCCATAGCACGAAATTACTTACACCACGTAATTTTTACGCAACTGGCCCCCTAATTTTAAGCTGTCGCCAAAAAACAACACTTTCCACCACATTTGCCACAACCTCTGGTTCCTGTATACTTGGCACATATCAACACGGAGCCATCCATGAGCACCAAAGCGAAACGTGAACTAGCCGATTCCCTCTCGAAAACCTTCGTCCTTGGCGTTAAGCGTAAGGCGTCCAAAAGCATCAACACCACCGAGATTGATCATGTGAACGCCTACAGTCTGGGCTACCTTGAGTCCTTCCTAGCCGGGCTGATGGCGTCCAACCCTAAGGTGATGGCTGAGGTAGTAGAGCGGATGAAAGCCCACGCCACCGAGGAGTAAAGCATGAGCCGATTTGAAAACCTGTATCCCTATGCGATGGTCGCCACCTACATCCTGGTGGCGGTGGTTGCGGTACTTGACCTGTTTATCTGGAGACCATAATGAAACCGTTAATCTCTGAACGTAAAGCGAAGGCTGAAGCCAAAAGGATCCACGAATTGGCCGTAGCCAAGCACACTAAACACGGCGAGGTCCGGACTCGGAAGGAAATTGTCTCCGTGGTCAGCGAGATGGAAGATGGTTCGGAAATTGAAGCTTGGCGGATGGCTTCCGCGGCTGCGATTATGGTCTACGGTCCACGTGGTCCTAAATGGTCTGCCGCGAGGAAGGCGGAATACGTGGAAAAAGCCAGGGCTGCAACCAGGTTGGTCCACTACCACCTCCACTCTTATATTGAAGAGTACAAAGCCAGGTTCGTGGCTTCCGCTGCGGAATGGGCTAGGAAGGAAAAGCTGAAAGAGGAAAAGCGAAAAGCTTCCAAATAAGTGTTGTT